ATCCTACCTTAGGCATCGGTCCTACTAGTGATGGTTATGATTTAGGGTATGCTTGTCTTAGCGAAAAAATTAATATGTGGAGTTATATAAAACCCAAAGAAGCGTCTAGCCCTTCATTTGATAATGCTAGTTTACCTGGTATAATTTATGATTCTGTAAATAAGAAATTAGTATATGATAGACCTAAAACATGGGCCAGGCTTACTGATTTTGATGGATACGATCATGGGGCTAAACCTCTTACAATAGATAAAGATATTCTAACTAATCCTGTAGATGCTACAAAGACAACGTTTGTACTTACAATTTCACCATATTGGGCTGATTCTAGGTATAATTGGGGTAAAATACTTGGGGGATTTACTTGGTCTAATATGAAGATAAAGGTGGAAGTATATAATCAATTAAAGAAGTTGGTGGATTCTGGAGTTTTCGTTGTAAGTAGTATTGATAGTACAGGAAAAATTTCAATTACCTTTAATCGCAATAATCTCATATCTATGGGGGATACATATATTTATATTAAGGGTTATTTTTGTGATTACAGTGGAAATGTATTATGCTTAATTCCTACTACATCTGACGGATTTATTCGTAAGCCGATAGTGGTTACTCAAAGTCTTTCTATTACACTTGGAGATACAACAGCCAACGCTTCTGGATTCTCTGTTTACGGACAGTTGACAAATGGGTCTACTTCTTCTAAATGCAGATTAAACATTACAAATAACACTTCTAGTGATTACGTTGCTTCATCCGGCAGACCATACGCTAGATATAGATGGAGAGCGAAAGATGGATCTTATACAGGTCAATGGTCAGGTAATATATTGATGCCTTCGTGCACAAATATTCCTAAATCATTTACCCGTAATGACGTGGTTGATGCTGGTAATCCCCCATCTTATGGTAATGTTACTCAATGGTATGTTGATTATCAAGTTATTATGTATTAAACACCGGATATAATATACACAAGCAATGGGCATGGAACGGCAGCTTAGGTCTGTCTGTGTGTATTCTGTATTGCTCATCAATGCAGAACTGACATGGGTTCTTAGATGTTACTGCTGTTCTCCATCCCTTGAAATTTGGAATGTTTTTCCATGAGTTGTAATTTGCTTCATTAAAAATACCTAGAATCATCTGCTGTTCTATAACATACAACTGGCTTATACCGTTTGTAGCATATCCTCTACCGTAGTGTTTCTGTTTGCTTGGTGGAATAAATGATACGTTATATGGTGATGATATGTTGTTCCATATCTTTTTTTGAACCTCATCCGTTATTTTCTCTATATTGTTCGTTTTTGTGGACAGTAATGTATTGGCAAGATATACTTCAACAACAGCGCGAAATCTGTTTGTATTTGTGTTTATTCTCTGCTTTGTCGTTTCTCCACCGTATGTCCTTTCCATATATTCCTTAATGCCGTTGTCCGTCATTGAAATATACTCCCATCCAAGATCATCGTTTAGTTCTAGTGACAGCTTATTGCTTTCCAGTACATATTGGTATATGTCGTTATATATATCCTCACGGAACTTTTTGGTCAGTTCTAGCACTTTTTCTTTTTGGCTATCCGGGAGTTTTGATATTGACTTGAACGATTTAGCTCCTGCCAAAAGGAATACGGCTAGAAGGTCTTTAGAGAACTTCTCCGCACGCTCTTTGGTTGACGATTTTATACCGTTTGCAAGTCTTTTTGCTTGGAAGTAATAGTCTGCAATCTTAGATATTTCTTCTTTGTTGATCATTGGCTTCTACTCTTTCTGTTATTCCGTTTGCTACCATATTTATCATAAAACTCTTGAAATCACTTTGGCTGTAAACCTTTTGTCCGATTGATGCTAAAGTTTGAAAGATTACAATTTGATTCTCATACAAAACCTTTTGGTTCTGTATGATAGCGTCAAGTTTCGATAATATTTCTCTTTCATTGTCCATAGTGCAAAGGTATGTATTTTAAACAAAAAAGGCAACAGTAAAGATTCACATCTGCCTGCTGCCAAATTAAAAACATCGTAATGGTTCATTTACATAGTGCAAAGTAACAGAAAATATGATATATTTGCAATGTTTAAATAGATAAATAATGTTAATTAACTGGGTAATTGTTGATATGATTTTGTATTTTGTAGTATAAGAAAAAAAAGCAAGAAAAAGGGTCCAATCTATTTCTTGCTTATTAATTTAGTTTTTTTATATGAATTTTAATTATTTAAGCCATATCTATTAACGGATGTATTATGATAAGACAAAGGTAAATATAATGTTTTATATTTCCAACTGTTTTATGCGACAAAAATTGGGTTTTCAACTTTAATTTAGGTTTATATAATATTGTTTCATTAGGTCTAATTGTATTTCTTTTTGGCATTTTTTAAACTCTGGTATATTTCCTCTTGTTTTCTTCCAAGGATCTTCTCTTTTTACCAATAATTCAAGGTGCCCATCAGTGCATTTATTGTATATTCCAACAACTTCGTTCAGTAATTGTTCTGTTTTACTTTTCAGTTTAATGTTTTCACAATATTTTACTTTTATGTTTTGGAAAAAATCTATGTTATTAAATCTGTTGAATTGGGATGGTACAACAGGGCCGTGCGCCCATGCTTCAATTCTTTCATCAAATAAAACCTCATTGAAAATTGTATAATGCCACGCTTGGCAATAATATAGCAATTTTTGTAATTTTGAATGTGTTATATTGCCATGTGTTTGATGTATTATCCAATCTGCTATTTGTCTTGATTTATACATTTTTGTATATGCTTTATAAAATGTTTTATTATGTGTGCAAATGTACGTGTTTATTTTGTAACTTTGTAAAACTAAATACATTTTAACTATGGAACTATTAGTAGAAAGAAAATGGTGTAATCCTGATTATACTATAGGACGTTTGTATATTGATGGTGAGTTTTTCAGTAATACGCTTGAAGATCGAATCGTTGACGTGAATAAGAACGGAGTGTTTGATGGAAACGAGAAGAAGGTTTATGGAGAATCTGCCATACCTTATGGAAGATACCAGGTTATATACAACTGGTCACCAAAATTCGGACGTAATATGCCAAGACTATTGAATGTGCCTCATTTTGAGGGTATTCTTTTTCACTCTGGGAATACAGCAAAGGATTCTGCCGGGTGTATCCTTGTAGGTAACAATACATCAAAAGGCAGACTTACCGAATCACGCTATATTTCTGACAAGTTGAACAAATTGATTGACGATGCGATAAAGCGTGGCGAACAGGTTTGGGTTACGATAAAGTAGTGTGTCGTCTCATCAACCATGTGTTGAAGGAGTTACGGGAGCGATGTTTTTGTCGCTCCTTGCTTTTATAAAATGGAGATATGAAAGAATTAACCAGTTTAGATTACTGTAAATTGATAGCGTGGCTTATATATCATAAGTATAATGTCATTTTGAATAAAATCCAGATGCAAAATATTTTATTCATATGCTATGAACAATATTTAGTTAGTCATAATTCCCCATTGTTTAATGATGATGTTCCTAAAGAATGTCTTTTTGGTCATGTTTTCCCTAGATCTTATAAAAGATATTCATATAGAGTTATAGAAGAACTAACTGTATCAGAAAAAGAACGTTTTTTGAAAGATAAAGATACGCTTAGAATGATTACAAGAGTAGTTGAGTATTATCATGATTGTTTTTTCCCGTTGTTAATTCCTTCTGAAAAAGAAAATATGCTAGGGAAACTTTCTAATTTCTTCTGTAAATTGAACAAAGAGGGTTGGGATGGTTGCAATACTTTTCCCATAGAACGAGATTCATACTTAAATGCCCGTAAAATAGTAATAAATACTCCTGATTCAATCCTTCGGTTGTGGAATGTGTTTCCATCACCTAACGGCACTATTTCCTTTGAGTTCAAAGAACGAAAGATTGCGACAATGAGTGTCGGAAACAAAGATTTCTCGTATGTTGCCATGAAAGAATCAGGGGATTGTATAATGGAACATAGGGATTTTAATATAGATAAAGCGGTTGATGCTCTCATTGTTATGAGCAACCTATTTGGCTATTTTACTTAGACTTTTAATGTTGTACAATTATTTCGTTTCATTTCCATACTTAGCGCAAAAATACACCTGTATTACTTTTTCGTCTATGTATTGATAAACTGTGGTTACATCCCACGGCCCATTTTCAATATGTGTTCTTTTGTTTAATACAAACGGGTTCACTTTCGCTAATGGGATAAATTTGTCTAAGAAGTCACATAGTTCTTTATCTCTTTCTAGGTTTACAAGTTCGTCATTAGTTTCTCCCGAAATGGATGTTATGGAACCTGCTCCATACTTTTTGAAACAATCATACGTGTTTCTTTCTACTGGACCCCATTGCCATGCCAAAAATGGATCTTTAATCAATGGTTCATGCCTTATCGCATAAGAAAATCCATGAGCAAAGTAAATCATGTTCAGAATAGACATATTTGTCACAGGTATGTTTTGCTCTATGCACTTTTTTACGAAATAATCTGCAATAGATAATCCTTTGTATTTTTGGTGGTATTCCATAGTTTTTTTTTCCAAATTAAATGCTATATGTTTTGACACAATTAATACCATAACGATTTGTAATGGTGTCCATTTGCTCCTTAATATCTTTTTAATTATGGCGATTTCGCCATAATTAAAAATAGGTAGGTATTAGGCAAGGGTATTACTTCCGTAACACCCTTGTTTTTCACATTAATCCAAGCGCCATTCCTACTGCTCCCCAGAATACATCTCTCCATTCGGGCACTCCTTGTCTAAGCCACTTATCGTAGACGATTTCTTTTCCCACAAGAATGAACAAGGTTAGTGCTATTGCTGTCCATATGGAGAAAAACCATTGCGCCATGCTTACTACAAGTATTCCTGCAATGAGGTGCTCCATTCCGTCAACTCTCAAATTGTTAAGGCATATATAGTCTAATGCCCTTCTTATTTTTCTTAGTAAGTTCGTAAATTTTCCCATAGTTTAGCTGTTATCGTTGTTTTCGTTGTTTTCATTGTTTTCTTCTATTACTACCCTAGCTTCCATATCGTTTAATCTTCTGTCTTGTTCGTCCATTCTATCATCTTCATTATTTGCAGCGAAATCGCATTCCTCTCTTGCTGTCTGCAATGATATTATTCGGGCGTTTACAAGCTGAACGATTGTGTTGTTCCATTCAGAGAAATCTATGTACGAGTATGGCTCTATGGTAGCGTTTATTCTTAGAGCGTTATAACCTGTTGCGTCACCTTCCATTACTCCTACATAGTATTTGAATATATTGGCCATGTCATTTATGGCTGTATTCATCATTTGTGCATCACTTCTCGCCCATTCCATTTCCGGCTCGTAATACATTGCCGTTGTTCCAGTAGGTCTGTCACCTGATGATGATTGCATTGGCGGAACAACACCGCTTCCGTCAAGTATCCCGTTGTATATGTTATCTATTTCGGTGAACAGTGAGTTTGAAGCGTCCATCTTACCCATGAACTGTGCATCATCTTCTGCTCCTACACGTAAAATGGAAGTTCCTCCCAATCCGTTTCTTTGAATGTTTATTCTTCCGTTAGTCTTGATAAGTAGCATTTGGAATGCCTGTCGTGTGTTGTATTCTCCTATCATTGACATTAAGAACTCGAAATCGTCTATCAAGTCCTGTACTGCCCCCCAAAATGGAAGTTCAAGCCGTAGATATACTACAGGTATAAATCCCAGGTTATGGAATTGATGCAGTTGTATGATATTTCCGTTTTCGTCAATATCCGTTGCTATATCTCCGTTGGAATCAAGCGTGTAAAACTCATCTTTAGTCCATACATCGACAAGTGTATCTGTATGCTCTTCTCCATCAGCCGAGATATATGTGGTTGTATATTCCCTTGCGAAAGCTATTCTTTCCCCTCTTCTGTTTTTATGTTCATACAGTATATCTCCTTTTGAGTAGCTGAAAGATCTGTATTTTATCTCGTCCTTATCCTTATATATATATATGGCAGCATCCCCTACCTTTCCGGCTTCGCTTATAAGTTCAAACTTGGCTGTTTCCATGAGAGAATCAGTCCAGTATTCCTTGTATGTTGTCAGCTTATCCCTGTTCTGCTGGTTTGACGCGCTTTTCTTTATCTGAAATTTAAGAGGATTGGTACACAGGTGTGATACCCTTTTCTTGTGTATCATCCTTTGAAGAGGAAATGCTCGTCTTTGCAGTACATAGGGAGTTGATGCCAATTTCTTTTTTCTTTTCTGAGCACCTACATTCGCGCTTTCATCATCCGATGATGTGGCATCCTCGTCTGACGGGATACTGTCTTTCCAGTCGGGTCTGTTGTGTATATAATGCCCTGATGTATCCCATTGCGCTAGGAAATCATCCTGTGACATATATTTGTATATCAAAGTGGAGCGTCTTGGCTTTTTCTTTGTTCCTCCACCTCTCCCATCGTCACATCTTGACGGAAGTGCCACTTTGAACGGTTCTTTTCGTAATAAAACGTCTAATTTTAAAATTTCCATAGGTAATTATAAATATTTTAATTCATCCATTATATCGTTAGGTATGTCAATCATTACATCGCATATATCAAAATATGTCCTGTATAAAAATGTTCCTTCTATCAAGTCGGGTGAGCATCCTACAATCTTTTTTGCTTCCTGCTTTTTCAGAAGTCTTAGTTTCCCGTTTTCCCTTTCCACGTCACGTCTTATTGCTCTTCTCTGGTCCATCAACGCTTCCCGTATTGTTTTGTTTACATACGGTTTGTCGAGAAGTTCCGGGTTTATGCTGAATCCGCAATATCCTAAGTTTGTTCCTTTTATACGTGTTACCATTTCATCTGCAAGCTGTGCCCTTAGATCGAAATAGAATCTTACAGGTTGATCATCCTTGCTTTTGTCTAGTCTTTTCGGAACACCTCTAAGTATTGCCAGGCTTTCGGGAAATGCGTCACGGAATGTAGGTGCTCCAAGACCGTCAAATGCCAGTCTGTTTTCACCGATTCCCCATTTCCGTAGATTGTTTCTTACCCATCGGTTTAAATCCCTTGGCTTTAATGTGTTTGACCATTCCAGGTCTTGTAAGTGATGTCCTATGAAGTGCCCCATTACACAAACGTCACCAAGACCGTATGCTATATCCAGTGTAGCACATTCAAAGTAATCGTCAAACACGGGCTGCGATGAGAACATTTCCTCCATCTCGTCTCTCGTTATCCATTCGTTCCCTCCTTTTATCAGTTTCCATGATCCCAATGCATTTATGGATACTTCCTGGGCTGTACCTCCAAGATTTTTCTGATAATCAGGATTGGAACTCATGAGAATCTTGTTATCCTCAAGTCCGGAAGCTATAAAGGTTATATTTTTGATGTATCTTTTGCAGTTTGTTTCATCAATTTTGGTATTTTTACCGAATCTTGCGATAATATAATCTTTTGCTTGAGCAAATACTTCCTGTGGGCTGTCACCCCATGCTGTTTCATGTATTGTGTCTCCATATTGAAAAAAATATCTTACTTTACCTGAACGTTCTGGTATAGCTATCCCATCATCATCTACCCACCATGATACCAATTCTCTCCAATAGTCACTATACGGGTTTGGATTACAAGCTCCTGAGAAACTTGTCCTAAGTCCAGAGGAGGAACGCAATACTGTTTGAAGATAGTTTACAATCGGTTCTGTAGCCTGTGAGCATTCGTCTACAACTACTTTAACAACATTACCTCCTTGTTGTCTATCTTTAAAATCATTTATACCCTTTTCTCCTGATATGCATGCATCTCCGAAATAATCGTATCGTATTTCTCCACCTGCATCCAATCTTGAAAGACGTTTAGAGTCTATATATTCTCCATAAGGTTCAACCATTTTTGAAACCACTTTAAGAATACCGTCCGCTTTTTCTGCGGATGTCTTATCCTTACGGAAAACGAGCGCGGAGAATGACGGGTGGTTGCATGAACTCAGTATATCCATTCCAAGGCATACGGATTTTCCTCCCCCACGATTCCCGTGCAGTATTTTTATTCCTGCCTTGTTCCTTAAAAATGCTTCCTGCGAACCTTTCTGTGGGGCAAGCAAATTTACCTTGTACCCCTTGCTTCTTCTGTCCTCTATATATTTTTGGACGAAATCAAGGCTTTTATATGGTATAATTCCCCTTTTGCCATATCGTTTTAACGATTTGACAACATCCTTAGTCTTTAATCCTCTGTATTTTAAATCAATTTCTTCCATTGTATTATAATGATTCGCAAATATAATATTTTTTTAAATATTTTTTTGCTTATACATAAATTTTAACTACATTTGCATCGGTAAGAGGTACTTACTATGCACAAAGGTCTTGTGCATGAATCATATAAAAAACAAATAGTATATGGATGAAAATGTAAAAGTCATTTTTGAAGGTATCAAGAATGCGTTGGGAGAAAGTAGCTCCGTTATTACAGATCGTACAATCGAACAGACAATCAATGAGTTCTCAGCGTTCGCACCGCAGGAAAATGCGGAAAAGTTCTGGAATGAAAGTGTTGTAAATCATTTAAAGAACACAGTGGCAGGTCAGGTAAGAGCGTTTGCGTCTGATAAGCGCAAAGAGTGGGATACAATCAAGGAACAGGAAATATCCAACTTGAAAAAGGAATGGGAAAAATCACATCCTGCACCACAACCGACACCAGCACCGCAACCACAACCTACACCGACACCAGCACCCGAACCGAAACCGTTTGAGTTGCCCGATGATGTTAAGGCTAAACTTGAAGAGTTTGAAAAGTTCAAGAAAGAGTTTGAAGCTAAAGAGCAGGAGGAAAAGCAGAAGCAGATTGTAACTGAAAAGCGCAAGAAGCTGTCTGATTTGATTAAACGCCCGGAAGCGGGTATGCCTAACGAGTTGTTGCGCAACATCATTTTTGAGAACATTCAGATTTCGCCCGAAGAGGAAGATACAAGCATTCTTCTGAAAATACAGGGAAAGTACAATGAAACGTGTACTAAATACACAAAGGATGGCATTAATCCTTTCATCTCTGACAAGGGTGGTTCTAGCGATGTAAAGTCATTCATAGATAGAAAGAGAGAAGAAGATAAGGCTAACAAGGAAAACAACATTGTCAGCCGATATTACAGTAAAATTAACAAATAGTTTTTTTAATTATGAAAGCAGGAGTTCTTGCAACAAGTTATAGTAAGATTGGTGGCGCAAGACATATCTTTTCTAATGATACGTCTTTGCACGTACTGTTGGTAGGATGTAACGTTCCAGTAGAACGTATGCCTACAGTTGGGAACAAACTTCCGGCTGGTACCATGATTAAATGTGATTCCTCAAAGCAGAATGGCGGTGACATTCACTATTCATTCAGAATGTACGAGAAATCGGATTCTGGTGCTACGGTAAAAGTTGAAAAAATCATGGGTAATACAGTTGCCAAGGTTGGCATGGTTGTCGGTAAAGCACCTACTACTGCCGCAGGTACTACAACTGGCTTTACCATTAACGCTATTGATTCGTCTCATGACGAATATGACATCCTTACATTGTCCGGGGATGCAGGTAAATTGGAATTGACCGATATTTTGGTTGAAGTTACACAGGTTGGTGCTAGCGCAAAATTCAAGGTTATTCCTAATGCTATCCTGCCTTATGATGTTGACACCATTCCCGGTGCCACTCTCTATCCTTTCAACGGTGCATGGATGGTGACAAGTGAGATTTTGGAAAAACGCATTCCGCCCGTAGCTTCGGCAATCAAAAAGGCGATGAAGGATGATGAATCATATCCTTGCGTTTTCCGTTACACATTGTATAACTAATTAAATTTTTTCGTTTTATGCAAAGATCGACATTTAGTTTCTATGATTGGCATTTCTCTGGGGAGATGCAGGAACTTATGGATTATGCCAATCAGAAATTTGATAACGAAAACTGGAGAAGCTACGGAGATTGGGATGTTCCTCAGATGAGCAAATCATGGAACGTGATGGTTGACGAATACACACAGGCTACCCGTCCTGTGATGCTGGCTCCTTTGGCTGAAAAGCCTATTATGGACACTACTGGATTTGAATGGTATTCGGGCCGTATTCCGAAGATGGGTCACGCCATTCAGTTTATGGAAACCGATATTCAGGAGTTCTATGAACTTGACATTCCGCAAGGTGCATTGCTTGACAAGATCCGTGAGAAGTGGTACACAAAGATGGAAGCATGTATCCAAGGTTTCCATACCGAGTTGAACTGTATGGTTTATCAGGCTCTTTCTACAGGTATGCTTAACTATACAGCTAGTGGTACCAACTCAATTCCTGTTCAGATTGACTATCGTGTTCCTGCAAAACACAAGTTGAAAGCGTTGAAGCAGAAATGGTTTAGCGATACTGCCTGGACACCGAACGAGAATGCAGATCCTATTAAAGACCTTCAAAGAATGTGCAAGATTGCCGATAATGACGGTGTACCATACGATCATTTTGAAATGTCAAAGGATTTGTATGATAATTTCTTGATGCACCCGAAAGTGACAGCAGCAGTACAGGCACGTCTTGTTCCTGCCGCAGCATCTACTACAATCTATCCTATGAACAATCAGGAAATTGTTGATGTGCTGATGAAGGTGTTCTCTATTCCTGTGATTATCCCTATTGAGGAAAAATCAAAATGGAACAAACTTGGCGTGATTGAGGAAGCCAAACCGTCTTTTGAAAAGAACACCGTTGTTCTTGTTCAGAGCGGTCAGTTCTTCCGTATCAAGAACTCACCGTCAATGTATTTGCAGGATACCAACCCGGCTGTACGTATTTCCTCTTTGGAAGGCGGACGTATCGCATTCTTGCATCAGTATTCTTCTGAACCGTATGCAGAAAAGAGTTCAGGTGAATTGTGGGCGTGTCCTGTGATGAAGAATCCTAACAACCTTATCATTATGAAGGTTGACGAACAGTCAAATACAGGATTGTAAAAAGTTGAACCATGAAGGTCATTATTGATATAAATGGCGAAGGCACAGCAAAAGGCGCAGGGGAGTATTTCATTGGAGATACTCTCACGCTCCAAGCTATTCCCGAAGAAAGTGTGGAGTTCGGATATTGGCTTATTGCTGACAATGAAACATTGAAGCCGGAAGATAGGCTGAAAGTTTCAGATAATCCGTACACTATTCAGGTTACACCTCAGATAACAGCAAAGGGTAACATGAAGGTGGAAGCATATTTTTATATGTCTATGCGTGAATATCTGAAAGCACAGATTGACTATGAGTTGAAAAACACATCGTATATCAGTGTTGCCCAGAAATGGGGATTCCGTTTGTCTGATGACAGCCGTGAAACGTCTGAGATGAAGAAGGATTTGGCTTATGCCGATTTGTTGCTCATTGTTTGTACTGCCCCTTCAACCATACAGGGAAAGACGAAAAAGGCAGGTAACTGGTCAATTACTGACACAAGCAAGACTATTTCTATCAATGACAAGAAAAGATTGGAACAACGCGCAAAGGATTTATACGCCAAATGGGGTTTGAATTTGGATGTTGGAACTGATGTTGAAATAACTAGATTAAGATGGTAGTATGGGAAAGAGTATTTTAGGTGAGGATATGTTTCCTGATATGGTGAGAATTTATCAGAACAAGAACAGTTCGGATAAATATCATACCACCCCGTATTGGGAGATGATATACGAAGGAAGGGCAAACATACAGGAAAAGGATACTGGTTCGGAAACGAATGATGTTGATAAATCCGAATATGCCGCCTACCTAGAAGATAACGATGTAACCATACCTTCCGGGTGTCTGTTGGATTGGCAGAATTTCAACCATCCGTTTTCGGACAACAGCAATAGTTGGCGTGAGATAAAGAAACCTCCATTTAACAATATGGAATTTGGTACGGTGATATACTTTAACCAAATAGAAAACTAGAATACTATGACAATCAATTGGACGGAAATAATACTTGCTTTGTTGGGTACAAATGGCATAACCCTTCTAACTTCAATGTTAATGTTTAAGCAGAAGAAGGAAAAGATGGAAACTGAAATTGATTCTTCTACCTTGGACAATCTTGAAAAGGGGTTTGCTATTCAGGGTGCTCAGTTGAAGAAGGCGCAAGAGGAAATTTTGAGTTATCAGCAATCTATCCACGATGCTTATCAGAAGATACAGGAGCTTTACAATGAACTGAATGAGATTAAAACAGAACTGAAATGCGCTAAAGATGATCGAGATTTGCTAAAAAAGCAGATTGAGAAACTGAGTAAACCAGTAACAAGAAAGACAAGTACAAAAAATGCAGGCAAATAACAACGATAAAGTATTGAAAGAGTTTGGTAGTAATGTCCAGCTTGCCTTGGATGCTTCTATCATGCAGTTCATGGAAGATATCGCCACGAATATCATGGATGATATAAAAGACATGGAGGGATTTACCAATCAGACTTTCAATCTTGAAGATAGTTATGGATGTGGCATTTACAAAGATGGGGTCCTAAAGAAGATTGTGTGGGCAAATGCAACGAAAGTTGCAAATGAGCCTAGGAAACGTAACAATGTCGAGTATTGGGGGCGTGAACTTGCCGAAGATTTCTTCAACAGTTATAAATCCGATGGTTCTGAAAAATATGAACTGGTTGTCGCTGCTGTCATGTATTATGCCAAGTATGTTGAGAACTATCACCTGTTGAACGTTCTTTCAGATTCTTGGATTAAGACAAAGACAGATTTAAAAGGGGGTAAATATACTGTGGTTTTTAAGAAAATTGCAGCTAATATGTTAAACAAATATTTTAAGTGAAGTTATGGGCTACTTTAATCCTTCAACAATAAATACCACCTTGTACAATATTGTATTGGACAAGAAGATTGCTGACGATGTATATAAGGTGCAGCGTCCTGCAAGTGTTGATGATAAGGTAACTAGTTTTATTGTCGTAAACAACAATACAAGAATTGTCAGCAATACCGAGAGCGGCCCCTACGGTCACTTCGGGAAAGGCGAAACAATGGCTACGGTTACTCTGTTTGTAAGGGCATTGCCCGGGAACGTATATCCGTCTGTCATGGATGCGTTGAGTGAGAAAATGGTAGAACTGTTCCCGCAAAAGACTGTGCAGCTTCATTTCGAGATATTTAATGTTTTACCACCAATGTTTGACGGGGTTGGGTTCTATTATATGTCCGTCCTGTTGAATGTTGATATTTCAAAGGATTAGCTGCATGAAAAACGTGAGAAAAAACAGTGGAGGCGCATCGGTAGATACGCTCTCAACAATTAACAATAACTTTTTAAATACAGAAAATAGAATGGCACGAGTAAATTTAGACACCAGCCCTGCTTACTTGAACGGGCAGTCGGCTGCTTTGACATTTGATGCGATTGAGATTACCGATGAAACTCAATATTCAAGTTTTAAGAATCCGAAGATTCTTCCCAATATTGAATCTGGTACTACGGAATCCGCTGGTACTGACGCTGACACTTCTGAAACAAAGAACGAGCAGGGTGCTACCGTATTCCAGAATATCACACCGGGTACTATGGCATTTACCTTTACAGGTATGTCCACTTCAAAAGCCGCTTTCGCTTTCTTTACGCAAGGAAATGAAGCAAAGGCTGAGTTGGAATTAAGTAGTTTAACTGATACTGTTGATGCTTTCGGTAAGGGAACTTCTCAGAAACTGAAAGCGTTTGGTGCAAGCTCATTCAAGCAGTTTGTACGTCCTATCGGTATTATCAACGGTACTGGTGACCGTATGATCTTCTTCCCGAAGGCATCATGGGCTGTCAGCTTCACAGGTGCTCCAAGTAACGCTGGATATCTTGGATTCTCCGTTACTGTGACAGCATTGGAAGTTAACACTCAGTATTTGAAAACCATGATGGTTCTCGAACTTGACAATTCGGGAGTGGGTGCTTGATGTAGACGGGTGATGAATTATTAGCCGGGCGTTTTCGTCCGGCTTTTATTGTTTTTTAACTGATTGTGTTTGATTTTTATTAACCTTTGTTGTATTTTTGCTGTAAAAATTAAAACCATGACAGATAAAGAATTGTCTGATAAATTAAAGCTAAAAGCTATAAGCCTTGGACTGTGTAAGGAATGGACAAATGGATGGGGAAACCCGGACAAATATGAATTATGCGAGAAATATATCAGAGGCATTGACTTCTGCCTATTTAACAGGTTCCCGTCAAATGAAATAATCAAGAAGGAGTTTGCTGGTGTTAGGGAGAAGTTTAATATCTTTGTTGATGATACCAATCTTTTCATAAGCAATCCTAAATGGTCTATTTTTAATGGTTCGTGTGATTGTGTTGTCACATTCAACGATTTCGGTATAGGAGAAATGTATGTCAAGGATAATAGCCATGTTAGCCTTGTTGCGCTTGACAACAGCATAGTACACGTTTCTTTGATTGACGATGCCAAACTTGATATTGTATCGTCTAAATATACCAAGGTGTTCGTTTATACAAATACGCCAAAGAACATATCGAAGGTAGATGTGAAAGGAAAATTAATGATTAAACCGTTCAAGTTAGTTTAAAAATGGGAATATTCAACTGGAAACAACCTGACTTAGATGATCAGATAAAGATGCAGAAGTTTGCCACTCATAAATACAAAGAGGTTATGGTTGGTGATAAAAAATTCAAGGTACGTGGTCTTAGACTGGGTGCATACGATTATATTGTAGACAAGCTGTTGATACGTGACATTATCAATCCAGATACAGCAAAAAAGGAAATGATTGCAATTATGAAAAATGACGCATCTATTCCGTACAAAGTTGCAGCGGCAGGAGTATTGAATAACTATTGGTTTTTTGAGATAATTCCTTTTGCAAGACGTATATACGCTTGGTGGTTAAGCAGGCACTATGACCATAAGGAACTCACTCCGTTGATAGAAGCCATCGTGGAGGGGGCTAATGTAAGTGATTTTTTTACAAATACAATCCGTTTAGCGTTCTTGATAGATACGACAGCGACATTAAGCAAGAAGGATGCCATGAAATTATCTCTCGATGCAAAATCGGCTCACGAGGATCTATCCAAAAAGATTTCCCCCAATTCAGAGGGGATTTAAGGCTATTCGGAGGATTGATGATAATCAAGGACTGGGCTTTGCTATGGAAATATTCATGGAGTTATATACAGGCAGTAATAATGGACCAGCCTAAACTTGATTATCATTTTGAAGAGAAAGTTAAGTTGTACAAGGCTTCTCTTACAGAAGATTTATATAAGGAAGCTAACAAAGATGCAAGTGGCTTTATATATAGATTCAAAGAATCTAAACCTAAAGAAGAGCATCCCGATATATTACTAAAAGATGTTTTGCGATGATAACAAAATACGATCCTAAAATATATCCCCTTAAACTGTATGTTGCAGTGGGGGATGATCAATGGGGGAAAATATATAGAAAATTCACCAAACTTAATCATGACCCGATAGATACATCCAAAGATGAAATTAAGAGATGTAATGGCATGACTATTTTTGTAAGGGAAAAAAGTACAAACCATTTAGGTGTACTTATTTGGTTATCCAACGATGGTATAGGGGTGAGAACTGTTGCTCATGAATCTATCCATTATGCTTGTAATGTATTTGGGTATTGTGATATTTCTATGGGATATGAAAATGGGCAGGATGAACACTTTGCATACCTTTTAGGTTGGTGTGTTGAGTGTGTAATGGATAGTGTTGCGAAATATTTAAAAAACAATAAACATGAAGATTAATTTGTTTGTAAACGGAAATTTGGTGTGCGACCGAAGCAAAGCGAGGGAGCACAGGGGCAGTCTAGCTGCACAGGGGCAGTCTAGCTGCACAGGGGCAGTCTAGCTGCACAGGGGCAGTCGAAGTTGTAACACTATGTGGTGGGGAACTTCCTAGTGATTATGACATTTCTGATGCTGTTATAATTGATGGCGATATTCATTGTCGTAGTATCAGTTGTAATGGCATTGTTGTTTGTAAAGGTTCTTATACCGTTGTAGAGGAAAGGGGTGATTATGGGTTACTCTAACGGTAAAATCACCGCTCCTGTCGGATTGGATAGTGATGTATATCCTACCTTAGGCATCGGTCCTACTAGTGATGGTTATGATTTAGGGTATGCTTGCGCAAATACGCATGGGAAAATAAATAAATGGAGTAAGAAAAAGCCTGTAAGATATGCTGATATGGCTATAAACTTAAAATTAGATACTTGGTGGAAAGGTGATAATAATGCTAATTGCGGGTTGAACGTAAATGTCAATGGGGATGTATTGTCTAGTTACAAAAATAATACATCTTATGAATATGAGCCTCCAAGAGGTGGAAATAGCGAACCATTTAGGCTATTGGATTTTGATGGGTATTATCATAATGCGGAAACGTTTTTAAGGACGCGCGTAATTAAAGATGATGTTGTTACAGTAAATTATCAAGCTCAGACGGTATATTTATATCAAGTACGTTATACGAAAGTTTCAGACAATAGTATAGTCCTTAGTGATTTGGATTATGCGTTAAGCCATACAGTTTCTAAACTTAAATTAGCTGTTGATTTGTATTATCAAAATCCGCTTACTACTATGCCTGTTCCTGCTGTTATAAGAACTATTTTGGCTAGTACGCCTATTGAAAACGGAGGAATGGGTACTCAAATAGAATTTAGATTTTCTGAATCTGATATTGGGAGAAATATTTATGCACTTTTTTACCTACGAGATGAATCATATCCTATGAGCGTTCCTATTCCTTGGGATAATGACAATTATCCTGTTATGATATTTAGAATAGTAAATGAACCTTTAATATATGCTCTTCTTAACGGTATTGCATATTATGGTCAAATGAATTGGCATGATCTTACTGCTGGCATAAATCCTAGTAACCCGTTTGATATCTATACTAAATATTCAAATATTTTATTTAAGTTTACGGTTACTAATAAAAGAGAGGGGAATACTAACATAACCAAACAATATAGATTTCGTATAGAAGTTAACGGTACTCTTAATTCAGGTGGAAGCGATTCTGTATCTAGATATTATAATGCTGAGTTTGTTACAGGAATAGACATGAATCCTATGACATCAGACATAATACTTTCTGGTAAAGAAACTAAGACTGTTTATGTAACCGTTGGATCTGCCTTTGAAGATTTTGTTACAGGTATATCTAAAATGGTTCGTGTTAATTTACAAGTACAACAATCTGGGCAAAATCTATGGACAAATTTAAGCATGAGAGCTATATTCATAAAATCCAGCGATATGTAGAAACAAAAATTGTTAGGTATTTATATAAGTGTATAATTAACTGTATATAATTATCTATCGTGTATAAATATACAGATGGGTATTACCATAACATTACCGATCCTGTGATTCTTCGGATGAAAAAGGATAGTGGTCCAGTACCTAGTTCAGTAGATAAATAAAATAAGTCCGAAAGTTACACGAACTTTCGGGCTATTTTGTAACCTGAAAACAATATGAAACCGATACCTATGTATCCAAGATTGATTAGTATTTTTTGCCATTTAGACAATTCCTTTTCTACCTTTACTTCTACAATTTTCTCCACGGTTATTATCGAATCTTTCGTCACTACCGTTTCTTTTTCCAAGGATGGAATGCTGTCTTGTAGAAAGTCTTTCTTGTTTTTCAAACTATGAAAAAGCCTGCCATCCGACATTATTTTAGCGTCTGATACGGCTAATGATGTTTCCAAGTGTGAACTATCTTCAAATGTTGTATGTTGTATGTGTTCTACTGGAAGAGTTATTATTTTTGATTGCCATACTATTCTTTCCGTTACTGTCGTGTTGTGATCTACTATAGTTGTATTTGTCGAAGATGGAAGTAGCTTGCGTGAACAAGAACACGACAGTAACAAAAAAAATAGCAATATAGAAAACGGCTTATTCATCTACTAAGTTTGTTGCGATAAGCGAGATAAATTCCTCCTTCGGTATTTCCAATGCTTCGGGAGAGTTCCATTTCACTTTAATTGCACCGTCAGTACCAATAAGTTCAATGATTTTAGCGAATCCTTCAAAGGCGAAGTATCTAGGCTTCATATCACATTCCTCTTTCATTTTCTCTTGGTATGCTTCGGAGTATGCCTTGTTCAGCTCTTCTGTTTCCTTGTTGAAATCTTCTTCGGTCTTTCTAATTTCATCTGCTTCTTTCTTTTCCTCTTTTGTTGCATCTTCCTTTCCGTCAATCTCTTTCATGTGATTGATTTTCTGTGCGCGCTCGTCATATCCTTCCTTCTTTATTTCTTTAAGAACCTGTTGCATATCATCATCGAATGCTTTTGCAGCTTTGTCGTAAGCGACACGCATAAGCATGATTTTTGCTTTCAGTTCTGATGGAAGTTCTTTTCCTTCTAGCGATAAGGGAATATTCAAGAGAGTTAATCTCTTTAAAAACATTTCTTGGTTTGTCATTTTTTATTGCTTTTTTTAGATTGAAACTGATGAGATGCCTTTCGTATTGATATATTTTGTCACATCGGTTACGAAAGAGTTGATGATAGTAATGATAGCGATTTGGGTATCCAGTTCAGGGTGGTCATTGTAGTTGATTGCTATACCACCGTTCTGATTGAAATAGAATGTGGCGAGTTGGTTCTCTGATTCAAGCGATTTCACCTCTCCGCCATCAAATGAATCAATTGTTTTACCGTTTGATACATTTACATTCGCGTTCACCTTGTATTGTTTTTCCACATTAGCTTCATTGCTGAATGTTACGCTGGCTGAATTTACGCCAACGAGTGTTACTTTGTTTTCTTCTACAGCCATAGTTAAAAAATTATTTTATTGCAAAGATAACATAATCGTTTTTATCCACAATTTTTAATATGTTAAAAAATATTAATGGATTTTTGTTTGTTGTAAATCATGCTCTTGTGCTTATTTTTGCTATTTTTGCAATAATTAAAAAACAATAACTATGGCTGATGTTGATTTAGGAGCATTAAAGTTTAAGATTGGGCTAGATGATTCCGGTCTTGACAAACAGATAAAGGATATACAGAAGAAGTTGCAGGACACCTTTAACCAGGAGATGTCCTTCAAGCCTATGTTGACCGATATAGGCAAAATGAATGACGAACTTAGCGAGGTTGTAGATAAGATAAACAAAGCGAATGAAAACGCGTCCAAGGTAGGGAAAGGTAAGTCAAACAAGAAAATGGATATACTTGTTCAGATGGAAGAGTTGTCAAACAAGATTGTCGAAGCGACAAGGGAGTATGACAAGCTGGAAAAGACTTACCGTAACCTAGGCAATGCAGGCGGAGATAAGGGGATGGCTACAAGAAAAGCCAATCTTGAAAGTCAGAAGAAAGCGATAGATGATCTTGTGGCTGAATTGAACAGATTGAAAACGGCATATTCCCTTACTGCTAACAGTGCGCCCAAATTGTCCATTTCCGATGAGAGAGAACTTAATCTTCTACGCCAGCAATACGAGATGGAGATTGCACGGACAAAGGAGATGGATAGACAAGCATCAAAGCAGGAACAGGCGAATAAGAAGATGCAGCAGACCAATCAGAAGTATCTACAATACCTTTCTGGTCAGTCTGGACTTGCCCTTGGTATGCCGGAGGGAAGTGCTGAGGACTTGAACAAGAAGATTGCCGCTATACAGAAACGCCTTGAGCTATTGAATAAGTTTAAGGTTGAAGTTCCTTTAAACAGCAATCAGATAACAAAGGCTGACGCTCTTATTCAGAAATTGCAAGGCAGATTGGAGAAGTTGCAATCATCTTTAAGAAAAACATCAACGAATGAATTGTTGAGCATCAATCCTACGTCTATCAATCAGGCTAACAATCTTATTTCTGAATTGACAAACAGGCGTAATGCACTTAATACGACTGATGCAAACTATAACCGTACCCTTACTCTTCTAAACAGGAAGATACAGGAACATAATAAGTTTGTAAACGAAGCTACATCCTATGGAACAAAGATGCAGCAGACCAATCAGAAAAATGCCACAAGTTCAAAGGAATTTACCGAGGAACTGACAAAGCAGAGCAGAATGATGCGTGAGTTTGTCAATACGATAAAGACTTATGCAGGATTCTACTTTTTCAGAGATATGTTTCAGGAACTTGTTGCCATTCGTGGAGAGTTCGAGTTACAACAGGTGTCATTGCGTGCCATCATACAGGATGCAAGACGGGCAGACCAGATATTCAGTCAGATTAAGGGTCTTGCTGTAATATCTCCTTTCCAGTTCAGCGATTTGGTTGGATATACCAAACAGCTTGCTGCATTCCAGATACCTGTCAACGAATTGTATGGTACCATGAAAAGCCTTGCGGACGTTTCCGCAGGTCTTGGCGTGGATATGGGTCGTATCATTCTTGCCTATGGACAGATAAGAAGCGCAGATGTGTTAAGGGGACAGGAATTACGTCAGTTGACAGAAGCTGGTATTCCTGCATTGGATTCATTGAGAAAAAAACTGGAAGAAGTAAGAGGCGTGGCTCAAACTACTGATGATGTGTTCAACGCCATATCAACACGTCAGATTCCTTTTGAATATATTCGGGAAATGTTTACTACAATGACGGAAGATGGTGGTATGTTCTACAAAATGCAGGAAATACAAGCTGCGTCTTTGAAAGGTATGGTAAGCAACCTAGCCGATTCATACAAGATTATGATGAATGACATAGGCGAGGCGAATGATTCCGTTCTGAAAGGTATCGTTGGAAGCATAACCGATGCAATGAACAACTGGAGATACTTCTCTAAGGCAATAGAGGGCGTTGCTGTAGGATATGCTGCGTTGAAAGGATTACAGCTAGCTAGAACGGCTATGCTGGGAAAAGAAGTTGTCGCAACAACTAATGCAATTAAGGCTGAGAAATTACGGGAAGCACAGTTGCTTAAACAGGCTGCGATGTACAGAACGCTCACTACTGCCGAGAGATGGAAGATAGCTACAGCATCCAAGCTGTCTGCCGTAGAGATAGCTGCTGCCGTTAATTCGGGAAAGATGTCGGCAGAGATGGCAAAACGTATTCTTGCCACGAATATGCTGACACAGGCTGAACGGCATCTTCTTGTCACCGAACTTAAACTGACAGGTGCGGAAGCTGCAAGAATGTTGTCTATGACAAAAACGACAATGTTGATGAACAGATTCAAACTGGCAACATTCGGTTTGACAAATTCATTGAAAACATTGTGGAGGGTTATAAAAGCTAATCCTCTTATGACAATAATAACCCTTGCAGGAACGGTTATTGGGGTGTTTCATACTATGTCTGCGCGTGCAGAAGAGTTCAACCAGAAGATAAAAGATAGTGCAAAGTCTTTCCGCGAATCATACAGTGACTTGCAAAAAGACCTTGACAAGATAAACTTCGATAAACTTACCCCGGAAAACCTTGAACAGCTTGACACGAAACAGTTGCAGTCGTATGAGGAAACACTGACTGGAGTATTGTCTAAATATGGAAATATGGGGCAGTATATAGTACAGAACAGCAAGAAGATAGATGATCAGAAATCTCGTGTTGAATATCTGCAAAAGTCAGCATCGGAACTAGAACAGGTTTATAAACGTGCTGCTGAAAATGCGGATATAATGTTCAAGGCGGACAAGGCAACATCTACGGGCGTATTTGGCGATTCATTCTCTGATATGCTTAAAGATTACGAGAAATCGTCTGTAAAACTCACTTCGGCAAGTAAGGATATAGAAGAGTTTCGTGGGCAGATAGTACAGGCATCCAAGGAAATTATAAATATGGGTAAGGGTACTAAGGAATGGAGAAACGAACTTACCGAACTGATAAACAAAGGGGCTTCGGCAGCTACTATTGTAGAGAAGATACGTTCTTTGGCTGAAACGTCAGGAGATGCGCGAACATTTGAAATATTCAAGAACAAAGCCCATTTTGACAGTGAGGAATTGTTGAAGGAGTATGATAAATTGAAGATGGGTATAATGGGTGAAACTGAAGAACTTGAAAAATCATTTAATGTTTTTGCAAACAGCCTTGAGAAAGAACTGAAAAAAGTATTTGTAGGTATTGATGTAAATAAATTAAATGATGCTCAGAAGGACTTTATAAGGATTCAATCTGAAAATTTTGCCACAACTAGCGAACTTGGGGAGAATGCTAAAAAATTGTTTAATGAATTTATTGACAAAAAATATGCTGTTAAAATAGAACTTGACGATAAGGAAGCACAAGAAGGTTTGACGGGATGGAAAAAATCTCTTGACGAAATTACAGGGCATAAATGGACTATTGCTATAAAGGCTGCCGATGTGAAATCTATGGAGGATTACTTTAAATCGGTAAAACAGGAATATAAGGACGCCAAAAGTTCAATAGAAAATTTACAGCGTACCATTGATATGTATGTTAGCCAAGGAAAGGTCAAGAAACTTGGAGATGAGTATCAAATTACAGGAGTTGTAAGCCCTTATGAAGCCGAGCAAGTACAACAGACGGTATATGAGATTAACGCTGCCAACGAAGCGATGTCAAAGGCTACGGGAACAGCAAAACAATTCAACCTTGAACTGGAAAAGCAGAAGAAGGAAGCACAAAAAAGAGATCCTCTTGCTGACCTTTGGAAAAACAGGTTGTCATTGCTTGAATCCGCCTATTCCAAGTTCAAGGATTTGAGCATTAACATAGGTAAGGAAGAAGCCAAAAAGCAGATTGAAGCCATATACGGTTCACAGGCGTTAAAACTTGGTGTAGACCTTGTATATGACAAACAGGCTATTGTTGACAATTACAACAAGGCTGCAAAGGAATTGGAAACACGTGTTCCACAGGATGCTGTTAAAAATGCAAGGAAAGCAGCCGAATTGTCCTCTGAAATTTATGTTGATGCAGCCAAGAAGGTGATGAAGAGGATTACGGATGAGTTTGACAGATACAAGAACAAGTATGACTTTTACAGTGACATACTTGGAATAACGGGTGATTCCGAACTTGCCTTAGACCTTGCAGTTCAGTTTAGTGGTGACACATCTACTATGGCTGAAAGTTTTGCGGCAGGCATATATAACAATCTGCAATCCGCATTGGCAGGAATGAATCTTGACCTTGGCGTTTCTGTTGTGCCCGATACATCTTCATTCACCTCAATGAACCAGTATATAAATCAGATACAGGAAGCAATTAAGGGGAATAAGAATATCGGAGAAGATCAGAAAGAGGTTATCCAAGGAATGATTGATGCATGGAAAGGCTACTTTGGTGAGATGGCAAAGCAGTATGCTAATGACCTTGAAAAATATGGTGACTACTACACCCAAGTTGATATTATTAGAGAGAAGTACCGTCAAAGGATTGAAACGGCAAAGGGTATGGGCAACACATCCTTATCTTCCGCCTTACAGAAAAGCGAAGAGATGGACTTGTTCAAGCTGACCACAGACTATCAGAACTTCTTCGGTGCTGTTGAAGCGATGTCTATGGAGGCTGCAAATACCGTAGCTGACAAGGTAAGGGAAATGCTCAACAGTGCGTTCAGGTCTGGTGCTATTAGCGCAAAGGAATACATGAAGGAACTTGAACGTGTGGACAAGCAGATAGAGAAGATGATGAAGAATAACCAGTCTGACTTTCAGACGTACATGAAAGATGGGATTGAAGGTCTGTATAATAAGCGTTATGATGCAGGAAAGTCAAAGATGATGGCAGGCATGAATGATATGCAACAGGCTATGGCTGACATAGAAAATGCTTCCAAGGCATACGAGGACGCAATGAAGAACGGTGATGAAGAAGCCGCCAATGCCGCTTTGAGTGCCAAGTCGGAAGCCGAATCAAGATATAAGAGCGGACAGGAAGCTGTCAAGACTGGTAAAGGAATGATGGCTGCCGCACAGAACGCTTTGCAGACGGTAAATCTTATCGACTTTATCATAACCAACATATACAATGCCATAAAAGCCATGCAGCAGATAATAGCATCCGTGTCCAACCTCATGGATTCTATGGGTAAGGATACCGAGAGCGGATTTATGCGAGAAATGAACCAGTTCTCGGAAGCTATGGGAGTTATGAATGAAGGCGTGAAGAAATCATGGGATTCATTCAAAAGCGGTGATTTTGCAGGTGCGATAGGCTCGGCAATATCCATGCCGCTTGATGTTATCGCTACGTTTAACAGACAGCATGACAAAAGGCTCCAAAAGCATATAGAAGATCTTGAATTTGAATCAAAGAAGTTGACCAATATATATAATATGCTTGAAAAGGAATTTGAGCACATTATAGACCCGGCAAGACTTGATGAGGTGACATCCCAACAGGTTTCCAACTTAAAAGAACAGTTGCAGATTCAAAAGGATATTCTTGCTGCCGAAGAAGATAAGAAAAAGTCCGACAGGGAAAAGGTAGAAGGATACAAACAGACCATAAAAGAATTAGAGTACGAGATAAGATATTATACAGAAACACTTGCCAGTGAGTTGTATAGTATTGACTTGAAAGACTGGGCTAGTCAGATAGGTGATGCTCTTGTTGAAGCATGGCTGAAAGGCGAGGATGCTGCAAAGGCTTATAAGGACACTGTGGCAGACGTTATGAGAGATGTTGTTAAGAGTTGGGTACAGCAACAATACATAGAAAAGGCAATGCAACAGGTACAGACCACATTGTTCGGAGCAGACGGCAAGGGTGGTATGTTTGCGGATAACAAGATAGATAAGGATGAACTTATAATACTAGGAAATGTAATGGGTTCATTGGAATCAGCCTTTGCGGAAGCCGGAGGTGTAGTCAATGAGATAAACAACGCCCTTGGTGGTATGCTTACTGAAACGGAGGAAAATGCGGAAGGTCTGTCCAATGCCATTGCAGGAGTTGACGAGAATGCATTTAATCAAGCGTTGGGGTATCTTAACGGGATGAGATACGAAATGGTTGTACAAAGCGATCTTCTCCGTCAGTTGGTATCGTTAAATGGTGGTTCGGCAGGAACGGGAGGAACGAACATGACAGCCATACAGCAGTCACAGTTGGAGGTTCTCACCCAGCAGCTTGCCGCAACTATGGCGATAAAGACAGCACTTCTGAGTGTCGTTTCCATTGCCCCAAGGTCAGGCGGAAATGCGATAAAAGTTATAATTGACTAAAACAAACGCCCTGCTAGCTTCACAGTTGGCAGGGCGTTCCAGTTTGATTATGAACAAAAAAAAATCCAATCACTTGAGGTGCTTAGCGGAATCGAACCGCTGTTGTCGGTTTTGCAGACCGTTGACTAAACCACTCATCCAAAGCACCGATTGTGATGCAAATATAGAAAATTATTTTTTAAAACTAGATGGTTTCTAAGACTATTTTTGTTATTTTTGCACTAATAAACAATGTACACGAATGGCTATATCTAAATATTTTATAAAGAAAGGAAGCGATACGGCAAAGGATTTGTATGCCACATACAGGCTGTATATACTTGAAAGCAAGGGATTATGGGATTTGCCGACAAGAAAGGAAGCCTATGCCGAAAAATGGTATGACAAGAACGGTCAGAAGGTGTACGAACCTGTCACGCCTGTTTACCAGCCAACGGAAGGAAGCATAACATTTGCCGCTTTGGGAGATGTGGAAACGGTAAAGACGAATATCCGTTCGTTCTATTCATATATAACCAATGTGATACCTGCCACTCCTGGTACGCCATACGGTTCATCCTCTTTCTCTATATGGAATGATGTATGGGGAGAATCGGCAAAGCAGGTGATAAGATGCACGGGTTTTGAAACAGGCGCAAAGATGAGTTATCAGGACGTTCAGGACTTGCAGAACCCGGACCGACTTGTGTCCGCCTATACATTTTCGTTAAATTTCAGTATTGACCAACCAACGCTTTAAAGACCAATGATTTTACAGATTAAAAGAGGAAATAGGGTTATTGCGGAGAGTGCTGATTTTTCATACAGCCCGTCTTTGCAGGAAGTGAGAAAATTGACTTGTGAAGTCGTTTCCGTTGTTCCGATAGAGTTCAAGGCATACAACTCAAAGAGTGAATCGGAATACGATACAGTCGTATATAACGGTAATACATTCATCCTGTACCAAGCCCCATCGGGAGATAATCTTAACGAAGCAGGAAAATACAAATACTCCCTTCTGTTTTACGGTAAGGAGGTGCTTTTGCAGAATGTGGCATTTCTTGACATAGTAAGCGGAACAGGTGGGGAAATAAATAAGATAAGATACACTCATGGCGGTCTGTTCCAGTTCTGGGGTGATGCAAAACAGCTTGCCGCACGTATAGAAGCAAATATAGAATCTTACAATGCGTCATTGGGTGCAGGATATACAGGCATTGGCACATGGACGCTCAACGTGGATGCGGAAGGCGAACTGACGGAGGATATGATTGATATAACCGATGGGACCAACCTGTTTGAAGCATTGAAGAACTTCTATGACAAGTTTTATCTCAATTATTACTTCTCAACGACAGCGAACGGTGGGATAATAACCATTACGGACAAGACAAGACCGTCCGTAAACTGGACATTCAAGCAGGGTGACGGTGGGGGTGCTGTAAAAGTTTCCTCTTCCGTAGATACAAGCACACCTGTCATAACCCGAATCATACCACAAGGCGGAAGCAGGAACGTTCCTCCCGAATACAAGAAGGACGCTAAGCCTGCCGATGAATCACGCTATTGCCCGTACATCCTTCTTCCGAATGATTCTGATGGGAACATAAGATATTATATTGACAGCGAATACGGATTGAAGAACTATGGTGTGAGAGGAAAAACCATATCAAACACGTTCAGTGGGATATATCCTTCCATCAGAGGGAAAAAACTTGGAGATCTGTACCCGTCAGGACTTCCCGAATGGGATACATACAAGGCGGACGGAGAACCCGATCCTCAATCGGGAAAGGTGGCAGGTGAGGGTGCTAGCGCATCTACACGGATAGACAAGATTATCGGTTCTACTCCTATAAAGAGTGATGATAGTGACAGTTTCTTCATTTATATGACCTCTCCCGGATTCAACCTAGGGTACAAAGTATATGAGGACGGTGATTCATCCGACAAGATAAACGACAATGTGCAGCCCCAGTACAAACCCCATGCTATGTTTGACAAGTACAGGGATTTCGAGAGTTTTGATATATATGGTACAAGGGCATATTATGACCAGCCTGTAAAGGTTACTGCCACATTCTCCGGGAAGATGCTTTTCAGTATATTACCTATAGGAAGTGATGCTGTAGGGAAAAAGGTGAAGATTAACCTACGTATGGTTTTAAACCGTGTATTGGGGCAGGCTTCTCCATTGAAAGAGGTTGTTATCGGAGAGGAAGGTGCTACTGGTATGCTTGAAATACCTTACGACAAGACCGCTCTTGTAGGATATATAGAAAAAGGTCAGAATACGACAGTCACCATACGTGTTGAGTTCACGTTTGATTCCGATGTTCCTGCCGGAAGCTGTAAGATAGGCTTTAGTGAGGAAATGACCTGCAACATACATTTCGGTAATCAGGACGGTTCACAGGACAGGTTCTATTATAAATATGCTTCTGTAACGGACGCGGTGTTCAGTATGCGTACAGGAACTTATACGGGAACGGAATTTAAGATAAACAAAAACGGTATTATTCCTCTTTACGGTGAGGTGAACGGTGATACGGGGGAAACGGAAGAGGATGTTGCCATGTTCAACAAGGGGGCACGATATAAAATATCATGTTACAGAACAGATAGCGACAATGCCAAACTTCCCCTTTATACGGATGGTAAATCTCCTTCAATTGCAGCAGGAACTGAATTTGTCATTCTGAATATTGTCATGCCCGAATCGTATGTGACAATGGCTGAGAATACGCTTGAAAAGGCGGCTATTGACTACCTGTCAAGATATGACCATGAGAACCGAACCGTTTCACTTGACATATCTAGCGGATTTGTCGCAGAGCATCCTAATCTTTTCATTGACTTCATAGAAGGAAATATGCTAAAGGTAAGGGATGATGGAATAGGCGTATTCGATTTCTCTGATAACGGTCAGATAGTGGATATGCAGTTACAGATACAGTCTTTGGAGATTAAATACTCCAAGGAGAATATGTTCCCGTCATATTCATGCACCATTGCAAGAAGAAAGATACTGTCTTTCTATGAACGGCTGGCACAGGAGAATCAGGCCGCTTCAACACAGAATACGACAAATGTAACATTAGGTGGAAGTGGTACGGGAAGCGGAACAAATATTTTCTCTGAACAGCTACTTAATGACCTTATTGCATCGTTTCAGAAGTTCAACGGATGGTTTGAATGGGATGAAGTAAACCAAGCGTTACGATGCAAGTCAGCGTTCTATACAAACCAATGGATATCAGCGTTGGGCGCACAGAGTGGTAGCGGAGAACCGGGAGGTGGTGAAGGCGGACTGATTAAGGCCGTGTACGGATTTGCCGATTTAGGTAAGACGTTTGACGATTCCAACCTTAGCAATACATTCAACGCATATACCATCAACGAGATATGGAAGCTAGCCAAGGAAGGCGGAATGAATACGGACAAATTGTGGCAGGAGTTGGGAAAGGATGATCCGACAAAGAAAATTCACATATCCCATCTTCCTGACAATAAATTTGTAACGCTTGATACGGAACAGACAGTTACTGCAAGCAAGATATTCACTGGTCAGTTGTCTACGGCAAATGTAGTTCCTAGCGTGAACAACGCATCCACACTTGGTCTTGAATCGAAGAGATGGGAGAATATTTATGCTGTAGATGCCAACATAAGCGGAACGGTAAAAACACAGGCGTTGCAGGTTGGCGATATAAAGATTATATATGATTCCGTAAACAAGGCAGTAACATTTGAGCACGCGGACGGAAATACGGAAATAGGCTTCTATACCAGAGGATGGATTTCCGCTTTAGGCGTATCGCCTGGAGGAAGCGGAGGAAGCGGTGGTGACGGACTTGTGAAAAACGTATATGGTTTTTCCAATCTCGGCACAACCTTCTCCGATTCAGACCTTGACAATACGTTTAATGCGTACACGATAAACGAGATTTGGAAAATAGCGAAGGAAGGTGGTGGTATAAAAAACATCACCCAGTCGGGAAGTGGAAATGCCGTAACAAACATGGCACTTAGTTCTGACGGGAAAACCATCACTGCCGTATTCGGAGAAACATTCGCTAGACAACAGGATTTGGGCACGCTTAACAATACCGTAACACAGTTAAGCAACAAGTTGAACAACTTTTTAGAAGGAAGCGATGCCGATAACATTATCAACAAATGGAAGGAACTTGAAGCATTCCTTGACGGTCTTACAGAAAGCGACAATCTAGCCGAACTTCTCGCATTGAAAGCGGACAAGACCATAACGATAAGTGCAGGAACTGGTCTTACGGGAGGTGGAAACCTGTCCGCAAACCGCACATTGTCACTGGCTACCACGGGGGTGAATGCTGGTACATATACGAAAGTTACAGTAGACACCTACGGGCGTGTTACAGTTGGTGATAATCCTACCACTTTGGCAGGGTACGGGATTACTGATGCCGTTACCTTGACTACTGCTCAGACTATTTCGGGACAAAAGACATTTACCAAGAATATTCTGATGAATAGTGGTATCGGTCTGTCTTATGGCGGAAATACTGTTTTCCGTAACACGACAGGCAATACCGTCATATCAAGCTATGGAAATGAGGGTATGATTTATTTCCGTCCTAATGGAGATACGTCAGATGTAGGAGTAATACAAATAAACAAACAAGGACACCTCAATGGCGTTTCAGCAGGATTTACAGGTGGCGTTTCCGCAGCACGACTTACAGCAAACGAATATATACAGATAGGAGATGCCCAACTTGTTTACGATTCGGCAAACAAGGCTCTGAGAGTGAAGCATAGAACAGACGGAAACACGGTAGGATTCTACTCGGACGGTTGGGTATCTGCTCTTGGCGTGAAAACAGGTGGTAGCGGTGGTGGCAGCGGTGTTGTAAATACCGTTTACAGCTTCGCAAACCTTACTGACGGCACAACCTTCTCCGATTCAGACCTTGACAATACGTTTAATGCGTACACGATAAAGAAACTGTACGACATGGCTGGGCAGGGAGGACTTGACGCTGACGCTATGTGGGCTGAATTGAAAAAGGCTGATTCAAGTAAAGTCATAGATGCAAGTCATATCCCTACTTCCGTATTGGACGGTAGATGGGTGAAAAAGGCTGGCGATACTATGACTGGAACCCTTACATCCGCTTCCACTTCCGGCGCAATCGTATTCAAGGGAGTGGAAAATTGTGATATTACCAATATCTATAAAGATAACGGAGTTATCAAGAACGATGATGGTGGGTTTACTTCTATAAGAAACGGATTAAGGTTCAACTGGTATGACACCTACTGGTATATAGGAAACCTTAGAGGAAGTAGTACGGATAGTGCAGGATTTGGTGTCGTAGACCATAACAACAAGCTGGTTTTACGTGTCACTCCAAATGATGTAAGAGCGCCTAGATTCATGTCAACTGTTGCCACAGGGTTATCACCTTTGATAGTTTCAAGCAATACAACCGTAGATAATCTAAGTGCGGATTTGTTGGACGGATACCATGCGTTCGGCACATCAAACGCCCTTATAAAATACGGACATACGGTAGGAGGCACTGAACCTGCATGGTGTAGAATAGCTACATACTCCATACGTAATACGGAAACAATGACAGACGTTTGCTTTGTGCTGCACTCATCCTTTAGTGATTTGTTTGGTCTGTTAGTTGTCAAAACTAGAGGTACGGCTGTAGTGGAAGGTCTATTGATAGCATCATACAATATCAATAGGTCAAACATACGTATCTATCATGATGCGGAAAAGAAAAACATAGAACTGTACTGTTATGGTGGAAGTAACTATTCCATAATACAAGCCAATCTGTTATACAGCCATAACCGAAACGGAGTGGCTAATACGAATATAACGCTATACCAATCAGATACAAAAGCACCGTCATGGAGCACTTATGTAAATCCTGGATTTGTAAACTTGCAGAACTCTTCTGAGGTTGCTAAAAAACTGCAAACCCCAAGAACTTTATGGGGGCAGTCATTTGATGGTACGGCCAATGTAAGCGGAAATATGACGGGTGTTGGAAGTATAACGATGAGTGGTGACTTGAAAATAGGAAACGCCACTTCTCCCAATACCATATATTTCTATGGAACTACGGGAGATGGACCGGGTGGCTATAACCATACGTTCATTGCTGAAAGATTTTGGGGAGGTACGGAAAGTGGTGAGCTGGTCCTGTTTAAAGGAAACGATTTAAGCCCCAGTGATACAGATGCCACAACCGTAGGTGGTACTGGACCTGACAGAATAAGACATATTGCTGCCGCCCATTTATTCCAGACTTATGCAAGTTCAATATCAGGTTCGGTAGAGAGTATTTGTACAAGCTCTGCTTTGAGGAACTTGTTCAGCATAGCACCGGGCAGGGTTGTAAGCTATATTCCGTTACAATCTATCGTAGCAAGTGGCACTGCTCCATTTATTGTGGCAAGTAACACTGTTGTGGGTAATCTTAATGCAGACCTTCTTGACGGGTTGCACGCTGAAAGGTTCTTATTAAGTGTAGGTAGAAGTGATGGTACTTTTGACTTAAATACTTATTCTGAAAGAGCAATTAAGGAAATAAGAACAACAGAACAAACTACAAATAATGCCCCTTTTGCTGGATATGGATTATTAGCTAACTTATGGGATTCCAATAAATTTGCTGCATTACAGATAGGAGGAACTAGTACAGACTTGTTTTTTAGAGGAAAACATGATGGTACTAATAAGATAACGTCTGCATGGCATAGATTATTACATACTGAAAACTATGCGTCTATTGCTGACGGACGCTACGTAAAGAAAGCAGGTGACATCATGACAGGGGATTTGACGATGAACAATACCAAAGGATTCAATATCGGATGGTCAACTAGAGTGGTTAAGACTTCGGGTGTTTGGATTCACGGTGGTGGTGATACAGCTTCTTCAACCGATGCGAACTTACGTTTTGCATCATGGTATGGAATTGGTTGGTATCCTACGATAGATTCTACCAGCGGTGTAAGACAAGGAAACAATGCCATGTGGCTGAATGTAAGAACAGGGGTATTAGATGTACACAGCAACATTACTTCCCATAATGGTTATCTTGCTGCAAACTGGGATTCGGCTAGACGGTTGGTATTGGGCAGTGGAAGTTCCTATGCTTATATTGATTCAAGAAATTCAAGCAATAATGTATTATGTAATATCGTACTGCAAGATAACAAGGTTGTAATAGGTAATCATGCTGAATCGAGCAGGTTCGTGTCCGTAGTAGGCACAGGCACAGCACCTTACCAATGTTCTTCTACTACATTGAATACCAATTTAAATGCGGACATGTTGGATAATTGGCATATAATGGATATACCTAGAAATTATAATTCCACCGCTACTTATTCATTACAGTTCGCTCTTGGTGGTACTGATAATGGTTGGAAAAAGATATTCGCTTGTTCTGAATCGGGAGCCGGACCATATAGGTCAGTAACGGTTTGGGGAAGGATATGGTACGCCTATGGAAATTATGCACAGGATGAAGTCAGAAGTTATCACTTCTGCGCCATCTTCCAAATGAGAAGTGCCCCTTCTTCTTCTGACAACAATGTAGGAAGTATTTCAAATTCAGCACGTCTTTATCTTCCTACATTCGCAAAAGGAATGGATAATATCCGTCTTGTACGTGTAGGGACAAACAATTTTGAATTGCAGGTGCGTCAGATTGGTTCATACCACAATGGGCACATACAATACCAATATTGGGCTAACGGTGCTAACGTTTCCGCATGGAGAGGACTGCAATCCACATCCAATACGTCTGTGGCTGTATCGGCAGGAGGTGCTTCCACGTTGGCTGACAGTAGGGCTTCTAGTGCGGATGTGCTTACTACTTCGAGAACTTTGTGGGGCAGACCGTTCAATGGTTCAGCGAACATTGACGGGAATATAGACAATGCGGCAGTAATAACTTCCAAAGGTGGTATTTGGCTAGATTTAAAAGGTTCCTCAGGAGTTGCATTTTACGCAGGAGGTTCTCTTTGTGCAGTAATGAATACTACGGGAGTTGGAATAGGAACTAGTTCACCGTCACAAAAATTGCACGTAGCAGGAAATATCATAGCCACTGGAGCAATTACAGCCAAAGCGTCCTCTTCGGATATAAGACTGAAAACCGATATACAGGGTTATGACGCTATGGGTATTATCCGAAAATTCCGTAGTGTGAAGTATCACTGGAACGCTGTTGCCAAGGAAAATTCCGAAGTGTTTAACCATGATAACTGGAATTACGGTCTTATCGCACAGGATTTGCTTTCCGGCGGTTATAGTCAGTGGGTGAAAGACGCTTTCAATGACTATTATACCATAGACTATGAAAGACTTATCCCTGTTGTGTGGAAAGGCTTGCAAGAAGTTGATGATGAGGTTACAAGATTAAAGAAAAGAGTAAGAGAATTGGAAAAGAGATTAGGAATTAATTAGTATATTTGCGATATGGAAGAAAATAATAAAAAAGTGGACATTTACATTGAAGGTAATGTGAAATGTAATAAATGGGCAAGTGGAATAATATATACCATGAGCGAAAAAGATGGATGGGATTTTAGTAATGCTATTGTTATCAAAGGTGACATTTGTTGTGATATCCTTAACTGTCATGGAAAGACTGTGCTTGTTTCGGGATATGTTACCGTAAAAGAACAGGAGGAAAAGTAACATGGGTCACTCTAATGGAAAGATTACAGCCCCGATAAACCTTGCTGGTGACGTTTACGCCACCCTTGGCATCGGTCCTACTAGTGATGGTTATGATTTAGGGTATGCTTGTGCAAACACCCACGGGAAAATAAACCCGTGGGCACGGTACAAACCTGTACGTTACGAAAGCCTTGCACCTGGACCAAATGAAAAATGGTGGCAAGGATGGGATGGGAACTGTGGTGTCAAACCTTTTCAAATGGCAGAATACTGGGATGCGCCAAAACACGCAGATGGAAGCATGAACGGATGGGAATATACAGCACCGACAGGTGGTAGGTTCCCATGTCGTCTTACCGACTTTAACGGATACAACCATCTTGCCAGTCCACCGATAAGTAGATTCTCCTGCCCGGATACTGCTACCAATCAGTTTACAAGTAGTAATTTTGTCTGTTCTGCGGCTATAATGATGCCATCGGAGGGGCATGATACTGATTTTCTTAACATGGGTGACTTTGCCGAGATAGCTGATTGCTATTTCGGTGTCTATGTTAAGCACAAGACCAGTCAGATGTCTAGGCGTGTTACTGCCGACAAGAAGATAGGAACAGGATACGCTACGGTTACTGTAAACTCGTGGGGTATGACTGCTGGTGATTGGGAAGTTTATCCTTTCCTTAGTACAGCTATATTGAAGCAGGATGATTCCGATATTGCTCATATAGCATATTCCGTACCAATGGTAAGTAAAAGAGATATAGAGATAGTTGGTTCTTACGTAAGCATAACAATACTTGGTGGAGTGATGCCATCCGTTATGGGATATATTGAAGTTACCGTAAGAGTAAGAAACGGTTCGAGTAGCCTTATTTCTTTCCGTAATAATAGTTGTATGTCTAGGTTTGCAAGTAAGAAATTTGAAGATCCTATGGTTATAGGTGAATCAAGAGAAAAAATAGAGGATTTTTCAGTATCCGCCAATTCCAGCATTGACAAGAAGGTGAGAATATTAATATCATCGGAACTGATTAATGCAGGAACTGCAAGGGTATGGGTAAGCCTTAACAGTGCTGCATATAAGGGAAGTACATTGCTTCTTTCTATGGGTCCAGGGTTATAAACACAATCCTCCCCCTTGCCGTTTATCAGTAAGGGGGAGTGTTTATCCGTTACTTTCCCACGATTATATTGAATGATTCAACCATTTCATGGAGCACTCCGTCTATTATTATTCCATTCAATCTCCTTTCGTTCCAATATAAATTGCTCCAAGTATGACAAACGAGCATCCGCACAGAAATGCGAATATATGACTAACTATCGGGCTCATTTTATTCCTTTAAAAATATGACTAACAACATCTACAGTCCATCCATTTCCTAGAAGCCCCATCCCTATATGTGGCTGTACTGACTTTGTGTATCCTTCTGGAACTGTCTGCAATCTTTCCGCTTCTGTAATATTTGGTGTCCTGAAACCTTTTTCCGCATCACAGTCTGGATAACTGAATATCAGCGGTGTAAGGCATTTCTTGTATCTTCTCAACAGTGATTCGGGGTTCTTGGCAAACCTGTTCCATGATTCAAGCATACACCATGACTTGTCTTTCTCCACATACCCGTCCGTGATTATGTCCTTGAACAATATTCCCTTGTCCTTCCATGCAGGTATTTCCCAGTTGCACCAGTAGTATCTTGCTCTCATTTGCGCGGAGAAATCGGAACTGTTGATATACACATAGTCTACTCCAAGATGTGACGAAATCAAATCAGCCCAATCGGATTTCATCTTCACGTTTTCGAGCATGAACTTTATGTTAGGGTTAAACTGTCTGATGTGGTTGAGTATATTGACGTATTCAAAGAACAATCCCGAACGCTCTCCATCGAAGTTCAGTTTCTCTTTCCCTAACTGTGAGAAATCCTGGCATGGTGTTCCGCCAATCAATAAATCAATATCTTTCCACTGTATATCCCATTTGTCCCAGTTTCTAATATCCCCTAATTCAATTATATCGGGATAATTATCCAGTGCAACCTTGATAGACGGTTCGTTTATTTCGCTTGCGTAATACTTGTCTACCTTTATGTCTGCTCTCTCTAGTGCAGTACGTCCACAAGCTATCCCGTCACATAAACTTAGTACATTCATCGTCTTAAATATTTAAATATATGTTTGATTGTTTCTATATTCCATCCGTTCCCAAGCATCTTGTAACGCTGAGTATCGGATATTCCATCCCATATATACCATTCGGGAATAGTTTGAAGCCGTGCACACTCGGTTGGGGTAAGCCTACGAATGCGAAAATTACCGTTATCAACTAGCGTCATACCGTTTGCCATTGCTCCCTTGTGTGATGTAGCAAGTAATGTATGAGCCTTATCGTCTATACTGCGTATATTTTTCTTTATATATTTGTTTGGAATTGTAATATCGGCAATATTAGGAGTAGCAATTATAACGCATGGTTGTGTGCTTCCATCATTTCTAGCCCTTGCCAGCAGTGTACATGATTTACCAGATTTTATTTCACGGAAATGCCTCCCTCCAAATCCACATATCGTTCCCGAAACAACTATCAGATTATCCTTTTGTACTGTTGTAAGGCAATTGGTTTTTCCATCTTCCCTAGGTTCAAGCTGTTGGATGTTCTTTCTCTGTTCCTTTACAATCCCGGCTTCATATTCCTTTCTTATCTTTTTTCCATATTCGGTTCTTTTTGGAGTAAGGCAGGCTGATTCACGCCCTCGCATCGCAACACATATCGGATCATTATCCACCTGTATGTAATTGTCATTGTCACCCATCTTGAACAATCTTGTATTTATAGTGCGAGCCTTTTGTTCATACGGAAACTTGATAGGGCTAAACTGGACAGGACTGAATTTTTCCGTCTTTACCCTGCCCTTCAAGCATTCAATCATCTTGTCAGACAAGAAATATTTTTCATCAACCTCTTCTTCAAGAATATCCCTTAACAATATACCCCTATCTTCCGGCTGTGGAATATCGTCATAAATATCCGTCCAGTATATGCGCCTTCTGTTTTGTGCCGATACAAGTGCGGAGTTGATATGTATCCCTTTCCTCCCTATTGTTTCATTGAACACAGATTCCCATTTCTTTCCCATTTCCACATTTTCAAGGAAGAACTTGGGATTGTCACCACGCTCAATAAGTTCGTGGTATATACGTATGTATTCCCAAAACAGATAGGATTGCCCTTCAAACTCGAAACCGTTCTCCTTCAATTCAAGATACGTTTTCAAGTCTAAAACCTCCATGCCTTCTTTCGTTGAAAGCCCTTTTCTCTTGCCGGACATGGACAGGTTCGTACATGGAGATCCTCCGATTATCAAATCTATCTTATCTAGCAAGCTAACATCCAACTCTCTTACATCACCAAGTTGTATGGTGTCAGGGAAGTTCTGCATAGTTGCCTTTATGGCAAACTTGTCCACTTCGGACGCATAATATTTTTCTACAGGAATGCCAAGTTCGGAAAGTGTTATCCGTCCGCACGACATTCCATCGAAAAGGCTTAATACATTCATCGTTATATTTTTTTTAAATTTTCAGCAAATATACGACATAAAACTGTATGCAACCAATACGTTTAACTTTTTTTTAATTATCTTTGCGATAATAGATAAAATTCATAATATGCAGTTTTCTATAGTACCAAAAATAGATGCCGAGATTATGTTTTCGGAAGATGATCTGTCCGTTTTCAGACGATCGACAGACGGTCTGTATTATATGATCCATACCGAGAAGGTTATGGAAGTGATGCCTATGACGTTACCTGAGGACGGAACGGAACACCCTTTCCCTTACGACACATACGACACTGGCACAAGAGAGTTTGAGAAGCTGCTTTTATCTGATGAGTGGGTTAAAATGGACGAAAAATGAGAAAAATAGGTTTTTTTAACATAGGAAAACTTGGACTTGTAAAATCGGCAGGTACAGGAAAAACCGATATAAACAAGGTGATAGAAAAATGGATACCAAAACACATGGTGTTCTGGTACGATATGTCAAAGCCTGTGGATACATACAGCCAAAACTTTAATGATTGGAGACCGCATCCATCTGTAAATGCTGATGTAATTATAACAAGCACCTCATTTGTCATAACTAGATTTGCTACACTGAACGATACAGTAAAATGCTACATTCCTAACCAAACAAAAAATTTCCCGGGAATGAAAGTGGAAGTGAAAGGTATAGTTGACGGGCAGGAATTATACTGGGGATATAGTGCTAATGTAAAATTAGTTAATATTACATCAGACGGAACCTATGATATTCCGCCATTAGAAATTGTAAATGGTAATCTGTCATTCAGAAACGGCAACATAGTTGGTGCTTGTAACATTACCATCACCCAGCTACCGTCAGGACAATCCGTTCCCACAAACGAGATACTAAAAGCCAATCCATACCTGCAAGACCATAGCGGAAACAACAGACCTCTGAAACTTAACAATTTCCTGTTCGCGGCAATGAGCGGTGTGGGAGGGTATGAATATAACTGGCTTGACAGTGCATTATTTATTACCTATTTAAGTGGCGCAAGAGGTGATGGAACTATAACAGACAATACTATTACTATAAATAATGTAAAAGTAAGTGGTGGAGTAATAGAAACTAGAGTTAATTCTCCGTCCAAAAAATACAAAGTAAGAGTAACAGGTATCACATCTAATGAAACATTGAGATATGTAATATATGGAGATACATCATTAGGTGAATTGGCAACGATTATATTTGATATGAAAAAGGATGGAGAGTACGAATTACCTGCTTCCACATATTCCGCTTCATATAATATGAAATGGCAAGTTATAGCAGCTTCCTATCCTCATACCTGTAATATCACAATTGAGCAAATCCCATCCTACCCCAACGCCCTAGTGACTGACGGAGTGGATGATTACGGACAGGTGCAGAACTTGCAACAGGGCGTGAAGGTGTTGTTTGTAACTATCAATCCGTTCATTGATGGAAAGTTTATCTATGACCAAAGACTGAATACTACTGAACCTTGGCTGTTTGCCGTATTCAATGACAAAGGTAGTATTGCTTATAATAGTAGGAACTCAAACGGCAAGACCTATATTGATGGAACACTGAATGAATCTACAATAGTTTCCGCTTTGTTAAACAAAAAGCAAATAATCACCATAGTAAACAATGATGTGACAGGTGATAAAACTAAAACTCCTATATTCTTTAGCAATACTGACCATAATAGCGGATGGATTAGTTCAGCTTTCTACAACTCCTTCGGGTTCGATTCCGTTCCCACCAAACAGAATGACGGATTCACCGAGCAGGATTTGATTGATTACTATATACCAAAGGCTATCGTAACGATAACGGTGGTGGACGTATCAGGCTCACCTATACAGGACGCAACGGTCACGGTGGAAGGTGTACAATACAAAACATTGCCTGACGGTACGGTAAAAGTACGAGGTATGGTAAATGGCACGATGTCGCTGTCTGTAAAGAAAGACGGGTATATGCCGTTTTCTGACAATTCATGGAAGCTTGCTGATTCAAGGATAACGCTAGAGGTTCTTCGGAATACCGTAATCACTGAAAATGGATACAGCATATTGCTTGAAAACGATGGTTTAATATTAACGGAATAATATAATGGAAGATAATCTTAAAATTTCACAGATGCCTCCCGTTGAGACCGCTACGGGAGAAGAGATGATACCATGCGTGACGGGGGACCCTAAAGAGAACAAATCCGTCACGGTATCCAAGATAAGACAAGGCATGGTAATGGACGAAAGCTATGTGCATACCGACAACAACTTTACTACCCTGTTGAAAACCAAACTTGACGAAATAGAGAAAGGCGCACAGAGGAATACCGTCATAGGCGTGAAAGGTAATGCCGAACAGTCTTACAGGACGGGCAATGTCAATATAACGAAAGACAATATAGGTCTGTCAAAGGTGGATAATACGTCCGATGCAGAAAAGCCTGTATCCACCGCACAGAAATCTGCCCTAGACAAGAAGGTAGACAAGGTGGACGGCAAGGCGTTATCCACAAACGACTTTACCAATGACTACAAAACGCTTCTCGAACAGATAAAGATGCAGCAGGGTAATATGTATGGAGTGGAGATGAGAAGAGGACAGTCAGACCCGGTCTTTCAGACATGGATAGGAAAGGAAGAGTTCAAACAATCCCATCCCATCCTAAACTCGTTCCGTGTGGCAAAGGTAAAGGACGGTAAGGTAGTCGGATTTCTTGACCAGACCAATTTCTTCAAAATGGCTGATGGTAGCCCGTCAAATATTGTAATAACTAGTTCTTCAACTTACGCTCCCGAAATAGAAGGACCAGTAGAAGATGACGGAAGCGATATTATGCTTGTAAACACCAAGTCTTTCTGGGTAATCAACGGAGGAACGGATGATACATACGAAAGAAGGCTCGTCAGTGACGCTCCGTTTACATACGGTGGCGATACGGCCATAGAGATAAAACCGTTCGGAATGAGTATCGGTTATTCTATAATAAAGGAAGGAAAACAGAGGTCTATTATAGACTATACAGTACAGGGAACGACATCAGCAGGAAATCTAGGCGTGAACATAATGGAAGGAAACGGGTGGCCTACGACAAATGTATCACGTTTTGATTTTGAGAAGTATGCTAGAAACAAAAATACGGATACGGCAAAGAACTATCCTTACGCCAATGCGTTCGCCCTTGACCTTGAAGTGTGGTGTACGCTTCTCTTTATCAAATTCAGGACAAAAGACCTACACGCACAGTCTGTTTGCGGAAAAGGAATATCATCCAACGATTCAGCCCCCGATGCGTCAAGCTGGGGGAAAATGACAGGCGTCAGATTCAAGAAGGCGGACGGTCAGACCTATGTGTATTACAAGATGAACGGGCAAGGATTTAAAGCATCAGAAACAGGAACTGCTTACAATTTTTCACAGCTTATAAACAATTACCGTCCTTGCATGAAGATGTTTGAAGCACAGCTTGCCATGTCATACGCAAAAGAACACAGTGTTGCGCCTGATACCGAGTTTGTATATGAAAGCACAAAATACAAATACTACAACTTCCAAGGTCATAACGGATTGGCTGACGGGGAGATGTCGGGTATCGTAGCCAAGTTTGTCAATGCAACTGTAACCAGCGGATGGAGTATTCCTGACAATGCGGAAGTGACAGACCGTGAAATAGAGATATGCTTCACACAGCCTATCATTCGCGGACGTATTGCCGGGTGGGGAGATATATGGATGTGGTACAGTGGGATAGATTGTGTCATGCACGATTCTACATCCATAGACATCTATCAGACCTATGACGTGAACAATCTGACTACGGACAATGTAGCCACAGAAAAGAATCCTGGGGAATCTTACGGTTTTGAGAATACATATGAATTTGTCGGTTCTATGGCTAGAGGTGAAGGATATATAACGAAGAACTTTAAGAACTCTCTTATTGGAGAGGTCAAGGGAAGCAATCTTCACACGGGGGAATGCCATTACAACTGGTTTACGGGAAATGCAGGTTCGGGTAAGATTGGAAGGCGTGGTGTTTACTTTGGTGGTAAGTCGCACTACGGCCATTGTTCGCTGCGGGGTGGTTATGCGGACTATGCCCCTGAGACTGCGGGCACGTACATCGGTGGCGGCTTTCGTTGTTCAATAACCCAAGCCTAATTTTTCACAAAGTGAAAAATCCCATTCCCAAAACTTGCAAAATATATTAATTATGTTTAAGTTTGCATAATAAAAATCTAACCAAATGCGTCAGCAAAGTGAAATAAGTCTGTCAAAGGCGGTTAGTTGAAAAAAGGCGGTCTGTAGAATGGTGGTGTTTACTTTGGTGGTAAGTCGAACAACGACAATTGTTCTCTGCGGAATGGTTATGCGAACAATGCCCCTGAAACTGCGAACACGAACATCGGTGGCAGCTAACGTGCTAAAAAATTACTGCTATACAGAAGCCTCGTCAGGAAGATGAAAAATGTCAAGACAACCCATTGTTTGAGGATGGGAACTTATTAGTACATTTACAGTTGTAGGTATATGGAAAGTTAGTTAGCTTTGGCTCAACGGACAAAGAAAAGCACGTAAGATGAAAAGATTGAATAATATTTTTGAAACGATAGGCAGTATGGATAACATTATCTCTGCTGCTGAAAAGGCAAAGAAAGGAAAGAGAAATCACAGGGGTGTGAGGGATTATGAGAAACATAAGGATGAATATCATCAGAATGTTTATCAGATGCTTAAAGACAAATCATACCATGTAAGCAAGTATGAGGTGATAGAGAAAGTGACTGATGCAGGAAAGATAAGGGAGATACACAAACTCCCGTTTTATCCGGACAGGATTATCCAGCACAGCCTTTTGATACCCATGATGGACAGATGGACAAAAAGCCTTACACTTGATTCATATAACTGTCTGCCCAAAAGGGGTATTACAAGTAAGGTTAAAAAGCACTCCCTTGTGAGAAAGATGAAACGGACATTGCTTGAAATGGACAAAAACGGGAAAATATACGTTTTGAAAATGGATATTAAGAAGTTTTATCCGTCCGTAAGGCACAGCGTTTACAAGAAGGCATACAGCAAAGATTTGAAAGACAGGGATGCGTTATGGCTTATGAATACGCTTAATTATAGCAATAAAGGTCTGGCTATTGGCAATCCTGACGCTCAGATAGGAAGCCATTTGGTATTAAGGTCTTTGGACCATGTTGTGAAGGAGCAGTTCAAAGTAAAGCATTATTTCAGATTTGCCGATGATATGGTGATATTATCCCATGATAAGAAACAGTTGCATGAATGGCTGTGGAGGATAAGAAATTACCTGTGGTATGAAAAGAAATTGGAGATGAAGAAAAATTACAGGATATTCCCCGTTTCAGAAGGAATAGATTTCGGTGGATTCGTCTTTACTCCTGGTCATACCAAAATAAGAAAGAGAATAAAGAAAAACTTTGCGTCAAAACGTAATAACCCAAAATCAATTACGAGTTATATGGGTATGTTGATGCACTGTGATTCTAAAAACTTAATTAATAAAGTTTTAGTTAATAATAATAGCCACATGACAAAGATTAGTGACTTAAATATAAGAGTGTCAAGAAAGTTTGACGGAAAGGATATAAAGATAGACAAACTTGTCGATGAGCATATAGACATTCTTGATTTTGATGTAAGACCATCTACAAAGAAGGACAATAGTACATGGGTAAGAATGCAGATACTGTTCAAAGGAGAAAAATGCTTTGTGAAAGGCGGATACGAAACATTAGGAGCATTCCTTTCCCAAGTAGACAAAAGCCTTTTACCATTGGAAGATGTTGTCATAAAATTCAATAGGGGTTATTATTTTGATGGAACATTAGATATTTAAACTATGGAAAGAGGTTTGATTTTTGACGAGAAGCCTGCCTTTATCTTTGATTTAGGCACTGGATATAGCAATGTTCATTTAAACATTGAACAAGTTGACGAACCCGAAACGGACGATATGGGAAATATTGTACAGGAAAAGTTCGTCAAAAAGTGGAAAGCCGATGTACAGCGTGTAAAGAACCCTGTATCATACGACAAAACGGTAGATGCCGCCATAAAAGATGAATTTCCCAACGGAGAAGAAGAGGCCGCTCTTAGAAAGGGTATTTTAAACAAACTTGACCCAGATTATGTAAAGCTGAACGAGTTTGCCGAAAGTGTTAAACAATCTTACTTAAAAGGATATGGAGAGCAATGACAAACAACAGATAGGTGGATATTTCTCCACAAAAAACGCTTCAAAGGATGAAGCGTTAAAAGGTATAGTAGCTGCAAGAATATCAGCATCCGAAGATATTACCGATAAGGAGTACACAGTATTGTCAAACCTTATAAGAGTAGCCACATCGGATGGATGCCGTATCTCATTGGTACAGGAAACGAAAAGCAGATCAAGCAGAATAGCACCAACAGGAATGCTTCTCCCGGCAGGAACGGTGGAATATTTTTCAGTCACACCAGGAAGCAAGGTGAGTGTTACGGGAACAGCAAACATATCATCTATTGAGTAGGACATGGGCATGAATTATAACACTATATTAGCTTCCTTACTTGACGGGATATCTCTAGCATTGAAAAGCGGAAACTCGAATGTTGATGCGGAACAGTTCAACTTCCTTACTGACGCAATAAACAAATCAACTATCATACCGTCTTATTTTGATAGAGAAAATGCCATAAAGTATCTTGATGTGAGTGATACCGAGTTTGCAAGGCTTACATATAAAGGAACTAAGTTTCACCCTATCAAACCACTTCTCTCTCCTGTGAGAGTGCAAGGAATGACAAAACCCGTTTATTTAAAAGATACATTAGATGCTCTTAAAAACAACGGGCTTATACGTCCAAAGAAGTCAAGGGGTAAATACAAGACTAAAAACTAGACAACCTCATATGCGTACATTATAACACAATCATCTTTATTCTCCATATTAACCGCTTGGAAAATGTTTTCTTCATTATCCAAAGCGGTTATTTTATATGTTCCGTTCGTCAGATCAACAGTGTCACCTAATTTTATATAAGCGTACTTGTTTCCACTAGGTATTAAATACGTAATCTTTATTGGATTATTATTCCATTTTTTTAATTCTTTCATCTTCAATTCCTCTATTTTAAAATTATTGCGCTAATATACGAATAGGAAAAACAACTCACAAGCAAATAACTTATTTTAACAAGTTTAAACTATCTGAAACACAATAAGTTATACTGCTAAATTTTTATTTTTGTTTAGGAAATCCATGTTGTAAATTTACACTCGTAAAGATGAGTGCACAGTCTTTACGGGAGTTATAATACACACACATTAAATTACAATATTATGGGTTCAGACAAAATTTTTATGTTCGACAATCCTGCCGCTGGAGAAAGCGCAGGTATTATGTCAATGATTCCTGCACTGTTGCAGAATAAAGGATTAGACCCCAATCTTGTAGCTGCCTTGATGAATGGTAACAAAAATCAAGACGCTTGGGGTGGTGCTGGTTGTTATTGGATCTGGATTATCCTGCTCTTCTTCCTGTGGGGTGGTAACGGATTCGGTAACGGGTTTGGCAATGGAGCAAACGGAATCCCTGCTCAATTGAACAATGAAGCAGGACGTGAATTGTTGATGAACGCTATTCAAGGAAACGGAACAGCTATCAATCAGTTGGCTAGTTCTTTGAACTGCTCTACTCAACAGTTGCAGAATGCTATCTGCCAAATTCAAGGACAGATTCAGCAAGTTGGTAATCAGGTAGGTCTTTCCTCTCAACAGATCATCAACTCAATTCAGTCCAATAGTGCAGCTATCGGTTCTCAGCTTGCTTCTTGCTGCTGTGATATCCGTACAGCTATTGAACGTCAAGGATGTGATAGCCGTTTGGCTACTGTAGAGCAGACTAATACTTTGACAAGCAATGCGAACACTCAGTTTAACATTCTTGGCGCAAAGATAGACGCTCAAACAGCTATCATCAATGATAAATTCTGTCAGCTTGAAATGCGTGAAATGCAAAACAAGATAGATGCACTTAGACAGGAAAACAGCAATTTGGCTCTGGCTGCTTCTCAACAGGCTCAGACTGCAAATATAGTTGGACAACTTAAGGCTCCGTGCCCGGTTCCAGCATATTTTGTGCCTAACCCAAATTGTTGCTATGGAGGTTATCCGTTCATGGCTGGTTTTGGTGCAGGTTATGCTGCTGGTGACAACTGTGGTTGCAATTGCTAAAGTGTAGTTAAGAGTTCTTTGACTTGTATATAAATTACAGGTCAGAAACTCTTATCCCGATGCCAAATAATGAATGGCATTTACAACCAATTAAACACTATTTAACAAAATTAGTATCACCCTTGGTAGAAGGGGTTGGGGACGTGGAGTGGTCGGCAGTAGCCGGGGCGGTGAAGCGTCAATATGTACGTGTATAATTAATCGTATATAATTACCTAGTAAAATTCTAAAGAAAGGGAAAAGTTATGAGTTATTTTTTTAATCCTTATATGATGGGATATAATGCTAACCGTTTCAGAGGGGTACATAGACTTGACTTTGGAGGGATACCGTTTGTTCGGACATCTTCTGTAACAACAGACACAACAAATTCAGAGGTTATCTATGGTATTAGCCCGTGCCTGTTCAGACGATTGCCAAATCAAGGTATTTTGCTCTTGAGTGTAAATCATGTTCCTGCTGCCGGATCTGACGGGTATCTTGTTTCTGTGGCTACCACACTGACAAATACCACATCAACATCCACAAGCAAGGTTCCTTTGGTAAACGGTTCGGGAGATCAGATTCCGTCTAGTGAAATTTCACAAGGCAATAAATACTTTGTCTATTACGACAAATGTAATGGGATATTTCAAGTAGTTAATCATATCGTTGCACCTGCTACTGCCGCACAGGCTAGAAGCACTGTAAAATGATATTAAAAAGTTAGAATAAGTATGTTTCAATCAATACGACAAGGACAGCAGTTTTTCATATTGCATAAAGGGGAAAACCCAAGATGTGATGTGGGCACTGTGGTAAGTGTTTCAAATCCTGTTCCTAAATATCAGAACGGATATACAGCATATCCTCTTCCGCAAAATGAAATGGTTGTGGATGTGAAAGTTAAGGTTGGAGATGATACTCTTGATTTTCAAAAGTTGCCAGCCAATCTTAGTATAGCAGACTTTTCCCAAGTAGGCGGAAATGTGGTTGTATCGGAAAGCAAGGATGCCATCAATGCAGAGATAGAAGCAATGAAAATAAGTAGTGTAAGGGTTGTGGAATCTGTGGAATACCATCAGAAAGTAATCAAAAGCTGCGATGAGATGCTTACAGCATTGAATCCTGCATTTGCCGAAAAGGCACAGCAGGACAAGGAAATGAAGGAACTTAAAGGTGAATTGTCACAGATAAAGGATATACTTGCACAACTTGCTGCTTCTGGTATCAAATTGCCTGACGTGCAACATGTAAACAATAATAATAACAACAACAATAAAAAATAAATACTATGGGTTGGAAAGTATATGGAATGGGCCGTAGCTTTGAAGGTGAAGATATGGACCGGGAATTAGAAAAAGCGTATAAAGAAGGTTATCGTGACGCTATGGAAGAAATGGAAGATCGCTATGGTGAACGTGGCGGACGTGGCGGACGAAGTGGAGGCGGTTATGGCGAAAGAATGTGGGATGATGATGATGAGTACGGAGAAAGACGCGGAGTCAAAGGTACTGGTCCTTACGCCAGACGTAGACGCTAATTAAATTGGTTTAAGCCCGTAGTGGTTTGCTACGGGCTATCTTTTTAAAAACAAAAGCTATGGAAAGAACGAGATTAGATGTATATGAGAAACTTCCTTCGGGAATGGAAAAATATCTTGCGGAACACGGATGGAACTTCTCTAAGAAATTATGTGAATATGCCGTTTCCAAAATGAAAGACAGGAACGGAAACAAAATACACCCGTATGACAAGGATCAAGTGGAAACATTAATGAAGCAATTCAATGTTGAGTTGAAGAATGATGTGGAATACAACAAGGTTTATGTATTGAATATGGTACGTGCCGACTATATGGGTTCATCCATAGTCAATGAGCAATATGCCTGTATGTTTGTAAAAGACTATCTTGACGATGTTGACGGAAGCCCTACCCGTGCTCTTGACGAGTATTACGCAAAGTGTATAGCCTGTGGAACACCTTTCTCTTGGGAGGATTATATCTGATTGCTATGGTACGACAAAGACTATACATTGAGGAATATGACTGGACGGTTGATGTATTCTATTCTGTGGATAAATACTCTTATTTAAGAGCGATATACAGACTGGAATATATTGGCTGTCCTTTTCATTTGCTGAACAGGATAACGGATAAGATAAAGACTGAAAAATACAATTACGGTGTAACGTATTCAAACAATAAGTGCACTGTAATTATTATCAGTCACAGTACGTCTGATGAAGAATTTATGAATACACTGGAGCATGAAAAACAACACATGATTGGTCATATAATTGATCATTATGGCATAAAGCCTTCATCAGAAGAAGCTGGATACCTTGCAGGATATGTAGGTGCTTTATTTACAAAACCTATAAAAGACGAGATTTGCGATTGTTGTAAGAAAAAACTAAAATAAATCATTATGAAAAAGATTTTTATGGCTATGATTAGCGGAAAAAGCAAAGAAGAAGTATATGATATGCTTAACGATTCGGAAAAGGAAATCCTGTTCGGTATTGCTCAAAGCATGGGAATGACACGGGTGGAAAGAAGAAAGATGAAAAGAAAATACGAAAAGAGAAGATAGGCTAACTGCCTATCCTCTCTCTTATTAGTTGAAACTTTGGTATAATTCAAGATTGTTGAAAACATAACACTCCTTATCCTTGATTTGAGGATACATGTATGATGGAATATGTGCTATCTTACGGGCATTTCCCCAGTATGATGTCCAGTATTTTACGTTAAACAGAAGTTGCGGGGTGTCATAGAACAGGTTCAGTTCTCCTGCCTTTTGTACATCTTCATCCCATTTGCCTTCGTCACGGGCGATATATAATTTTAAATTGTTCATATCTATATCAGTTTTACGCCTATTCATAAGGGTTTGTTTTACAGTAATTTTTATTCTCTGACATATTCAGTAGCTTATTTAAAGACTCATCTGAAAGAAGATGTTTGTTGCTAGAGTTTCCAAGCATTAAACGAGGTTCAATATTTCCATCTCTCATAAATTTCTGTATCTCGTATATATGAAAAAGTAAACCTTCACAATCTACTGCATAGTATTCAATGCCATCGTCATTACTAGCCGATACTTCGTAACCAATCCATCCACCATCTCCAATATAAGTACTTATCTCAATATTACGGCAAAAACCGTAACTGATAAGTAATAGCCTTAATACATCTTTTCCACTCATATTCATTCCTAATCTGATTTACGCTAATTCAATTATAGCCTTCTTTAAATTAACAAATAAAGGTATTGCTGACATGCCCCCATTGCAATCCAACTGTCTTAAAGAGGGTACAACCTCTCCGTTATCATCAATATCATAATCTGCAATATAGGCTAACTTCTTCGCTTCGGGAACTAATATCCTTTCATGAGCCGGGACCGTTATACAGACTTTGCTTCCAATAGGGAATCCTTGGTTAGATTCAATGTATTCCTTTTCCAACTGTTCCCTTTCTCCATTCAATTCTTTTAGCTTTAAATCAATGGCGTATCTTTTGCTTAAAAATTCTTCTTTATTCATCTTTTTGTCATTCTAATTTATTCTAACGTACTTGCCTGCAATATCGCAGGTTCTCAATATTTCTGCATTATCCTCACCAAAAGCGATGAGAATACTGCCACAGCCAGGAGAATCCCCACGAGTTCCGTCTGGACGGAAGAATTTTATTCGATTCCTCAAAAACATCATACCGGTTGCTTTCTTGAAGATGATGTCTTGAAACTTATTGCTGTCACATCGGTTAAAAAGTAGTGCTATACCGTTGCCGTGTTCTGCCAATTTCTCTACAAACTGCCACATAAGCGGTTTGGAGTACGGAGGATTAAGCCAAATTCGCCCCCCCAATTTTGTATAAGACCATTGTCCTGCTTGTTGTACATGATTTTTGCAGTAGGCCAAAGAGGGTGCATGGGGGCACATGGGTCTAAATCAAATTCACCTAATGCGTCTATAATTTCTTTCGGTGTGTACCATTCATCGGTACTATTAGACGATCTTTCAAAAGTTGTATTCATTTCTTTTATGTTTTGAGTGTTATTTATTTCTCTTTTAACGAAACATTTCTATTACCACTTTATTTTCCGAGTTTCCATCATCAGGATGTACATCAGTAAAATCAATGACAGAAAAATCATATAGATCAGGAATGTATTCAGTTTGATAATCTCCTGTATTCATTACGATATTTATTTCAGCATCCTTATTGACAACTAACATTAGTTCGTCAATCATGTCTTGGACAGTAATTATTCTTTTCATTTTTATATCAATTTTAATGCTTCCTGTAAAACAGCTTCAAGTGCGTCTTCGTAGACATCCCATTTACCACCATCATTAGGTCCTTCATAAACAGAACTGGTTATATGAGTTCCATTGTCAGCTTTAGATATTTCGTATCCATAGCCACAAGCACAGTTATATACACATATATGAATATTTTTGGTTTCACGTAACCACTTCTGGGCAACGGATTGCGGAGGAAATTCTATATCTGTAAACATCCCTTTCTCTTTCAGCATCTTTGCTGTTTCTAATGTTACAAGTTCTTCGGTCATAATTTTATTCTCCTTTCAATTTC